GGGCGTTTAGCTCAGCTGGTTCAGAGCATCTGCCTTACAAGCAGAGGGTCGGCGGTTCGAATCCGTCAACGCCCACCGAGTTAAAAAGCTGTTTTACAGCAAACTAAAACATAAAGCGAGTTGGTACAATTCTGTATCACTCGCTTTTTTCGTTAAAATCACCCTTATTTTTAACTAATAAGGCCAAATAAAACAAATATTTCTTTGAAATATCTTTGAAGTGATTTTGCGGGTTTTGCGGGATTGGTTTTGAATAATCAATAACTATTTAAGACTATCCAACAATGGCAACTTTCAAACCGGTTGTGTTTACAACCAAAAATCATATTAAATCAGACGGCACTACGAATTTAAAAATACGTGTTTATCACAATAAACAATCGCAGTACATCCCTACCCCATATTATATTGAACCCGGATTTATGAATCCTGATGGGAATATCTCATCATTTTATCCTGATGCCGATATGCTAAATTACGAATTAGGGGAGATCATGCAATTACACAAAAAGAATTTCCTTCAATTGGGATCATCCCGAACATTTAAAATGTCATGTTCTGAACTCAAGGAAATACTTGTGAGCATGTCAGAGCAAAATACGGAATTTATCGATTTCGTAGATTTTTCGAATAAAGTAATAAATAACACAGTAAAAGAAAAAACAGCTTCATGGTACCGGTGTTCTCTTGAATCATTCAAGAAATTTTGGAAAAACAACAAAATAAATGCCTGTGATATCACTGCAAAAAAGATGCGGGAGTATAAAGACTATTTGGAGAAAAATGGCATGCAGCCGGGGGGCATCAATAACTACATGAGAGGTATTCGTTCCTTATTCAATAAATGCAAGGATCATCACAATAAAGATGATTATGATATTATCCTTATTCCGAATAAGCCATTTAAAAATGTGGATATTCCTGAATACCGTAGGAGAAGGAAGAACATACCTATTGAAACGGTAAAACAGATCAGAGACGGGAATTTTGATACAGAGCGGGAGAATTTCGCCAAAGATATGTTCATGATAATGTTCTACATGATGGGAATCAATGTGAATGATTTGTTTAATCTAAAACCTCCTATTTATGGCAGGATCGAATATGAACGTTCAAAAACAAACACCCGGGACAATATCTATAAGTTCCCATTATCTATTAAAATCGAACCGGAATTAAAGGTTTTGATTGACAATTACAGTAGCGATGGATTCCTTTCCAATATAAAAACAAAGTACACTTGTTCTTATAATTTCATGAAAGCAATCAACATCGGGCTAAAGAGGATCAGCGAAGAATTGAACATACCAAAAATCACCACCAACTGGGCGCGTCACTCATGGGCCAGTATCGCCCGGAACAAAGCCAAAGTTCCCAAAGCCGATGTGGATTTTTGTCTTGGCCACGTGAATAATGACTACAAGATGGCGGATATTTATATAGATATTGATTATGGCATCTGCGATGATGCAAATCGCAAGGTTCTCAATATGTTACTTGATAAATAAATATTTTAACACAATATTCTTAAATATTTTTCGTGTGTAAAATGAATTTTGAAAATTTCTTGTAAAAAATTTGGTGATTAAAAAATAACCCGTATATTTGCACCCATTAAAGCGAGTTGGATTTCAAACGAAAGTTTGGGATTCAACTTTTTGTGTTTATATACCTACCCTTAAACTTTCCGCTTAACACCCTCTAAATCAAACCGGGCACTTGAAAAAGTGTCATGCAAAATCAAAAAACATACGACGAATTTTTAAAGTCAAAAATCAAAGTTTCTGAGAATTTCGGGTTCAATCTCGACATAGACGATATCAATCCGAACTTGAAACCGCACAACAAGCTGATGGTAAAATGGCTTGTCGAAGGGGGCCGGCGCGCGTGTTTTGCATCTTTTGGGCTGCATAAGACAGTTACCCAGCTAGAGGCTGTGCGTTGCACAATGGAGAAGGCATCACTTCCGTTAGGCCTTATTGTCTGCCCTCTCAATATCAAACAAGAATTCGTACAGGATTCAATCAACATTCTTGGCTGGGAGAAAACCCCTAAATTCATTCGCCGGGCAAATGAAATGTCCGGAGATGGTATCTATCTAACCAATTATGAAAGTATCCGGGATGGCCGCCTTGATCCCCGGATATTCGACGTTGCAAGTCTGGATGAGGCTTCCGTATTACGCGGATTTGGAGGATCAAAGACATTCCGCGAATTCATGCGGTTGTTTACCGGTGATGCCGGCCCTATGCAGATGAGACGTGGAGCCGACAATATCAAATACCGTTTTGTTGCAACGGCAACACCATCTCCGAACGATTATATTGAACTACTCGCTTATGCCGATTTTCTCGGGATTATGGATATCTCTCAGGCAAAAACAAGATTTTTCAAACGTGATAGCACAAAGGCAGATAAATTGACACTTCATGCACATAAAGAGGAAGAGTTTTGGCTATGGGTGTCATCGTGGGCACTGTTTGTAAACAAACCGTCTGATATCACCGGTAACCCTGCTGATGATGAGGGATATATTTTGCCTGAATTGGATTTACGCTGGCACGAAATACCAACCGATCACGTAGAGATAACAGTAGAGAAAAACGGGCAGCTTCAAATGTTCAAAACGGAAGCATTGGGACTTGAACAATCGGCAAAAGAAAAACGGTTGAGCCTTGATAGCCGAATAAAGAAAATGCTCGAATTACGGGCAGAAGATCCAGCTGCACATCGAATAATCTGGCATGATCTGGAAGATGAACGACATGTTATCGATAAGGCTATACCTGGAATCACTTCCATATACGGATCACAGGACTATGAGAAACGTGAAAATAACATCCTTGATTTCTCATACGGTCGTGTTCCAGAGTTATCAGCAAAACCTGTGATCGCTGGTTCAGGTTGTAACTTTCAAAGGTACTGCAGTTGGGCCATATATCTCGGCATCGGTTACAAATTCAATGACTTCATACAATCCATCCATCGCCTGCAGCGATTCTTGCAGAAAAATACGGTGCGTGTGGACCTCATCTACACCGAAACGGAAAAAAACGTCCGCAAATCCCTCGAACGCAAATGGCAAAATCACAAAAAACTAATCAACAAGATGACAGAAATAATAAGAAAGTACGGTTTATCCCATGCGGAAATGGCAAAGCATCTGGCCAGAAAAATGGGTGTTGAAAGAGTGGAGATTAAAGGAGACAACTTCACCCTTGTAAACAACGACAATGTGCCGGAGTTGAATGATACCAAACGGTATCCGGATAATTCGGTAGGCCTTGTCCTCACTTCGATACCATTTTCCTCTCAATATGAGTACTCACCTAATTATTCTGATTTCGGGCACTCAGAGAGCAACGAAGAGTTTTTTCAGCAGATGGATTATCTAACCCCTAACCTTTTCCGGGTACTGCAACCTGGCCGGATTGCGGCCATCCACGTAAAAGATCGTATCGTCCCGATGGGATTATCGAAGGCTGGTGTTCAAACGGTTTACCCCTTTCATATAGACACATACAATCATTTCGTTAAACATGGTTTTGCCTACATGGGGATGAAAACAATCGTTACCGACGTGGTACGTGAGAATAATCAGACCTATCGGCTTGGATGGACTGAGCAATGTAAAGACGGCACCAAAATGGGAGTCGGAATGCCTGAATATCTTCTTTATTTCCGTAAACCACAAACAGACCGTGCAAATGCTTACGCCGATATCCCTGTTGAGAAGGACAAAAAAGAATGGGACAAACTTAATGAAGAATGGATTAACCCGAATGGATATTCACGTGCACGTTGGCAATTCGATGCAGCCGGGTACACTCGAAGTAATGGCAATCGAGGAATCACTCCTGAAGAACTGGCCGCAATGGACCACAAACAGATCTTCCAGTGGTTCAAAAACTATACTTTGAATGAAATCTGGGATTTTGAATTTGTGGTGAAAGTAGCTGAAACATTGGAAATGCAGGGTAAACTTCCTTCCGGTTTCATGCTGTTACAACCGCAAAGCTGGACGGATGAGGTGTGGACGGATGTAGTCCGCATGAGGACGCTCAATGGTTCACAATGGAGTAAGGGTAAAGAAATGCATCTCTGTCCAATGCAGTTCGATATTGCCGACCGTGTAATTGAACAATTGAGCAACCCCGGAGAGACGGTATTGGATCCTTTCGGTGGATTAATGACGGTGCCATACCGCGCGGTCCTAAAAGGCCGGAAAGGTATCGGTATCGAGTTGAGTAAACCTTATTTTATCGACGGAGCTGCATATTGCAAGGGCGCTGAAAGGAATATCAAGATGCCATCTTTATTTGACACGCTAGAAGCTATATAAAATTCAATAACTATTTAAAACAATTGCAACAATGAAAATTAATGTATCAAAAAATGAATTGCTCTCCAGGCTGAGAGCTGTAGGTAAAATCATCAAACAGTCGAATCAACAGCCGGCGTATAACTCATTCCTGATTAAAATAGAGAGTGAGAAAATCATCCGTATCACAGGATCCGACGAACAGGGACGGATTGAAACAACCGTCGAATGCAAGATTGATGGTTTTGAGGAGAAGTCATTCCTGATCGATTCAGCTATCCTCATGAACGGTCTGAAAGAAATACCGGAACAACCTATCACCATTGAAGTGAACGATATGAAAGTGGTAGTAAAATACTATACCGGTAAATTTGAGATAGCACTACAGGATGCCGCACTGTATCCAGACTTCTCATTTGGCGACAAAGGCCTAAAATGCGAAATTGTCCGGGAACAACTATATGATGGGTTGAAGTCGGTAACAAAATTCACCTTGACGGATGACACCCTTCGCCCTGTTATGACTGCTGTTAATCTTGAGAGTACCGGCGATACAATCACATTTGCAGCGAGCACCGGGCACGTACTTGCTATCCATGAGAACAAAAACGAGGATAGTCAATATCTTTTCAATATCAATCTGCCAAACAAGATCTCTAAAATAATAACTGATTTGACGGCTATCATTGATAAAAGCATTCAATTCATCGTGTCGGGCAATCATGTGCGATTCGTGATCGGTGATTATATAGTATCGTCACGCCTGGTTGAAGGGTCATACCCCAATTTCCGGTCGGTTATCCCGAAAAATACTGAAATGGTTATGATTATTAACGCCTCGGAATTGATTGCGGCAATAAACCGTGTATCTGTTTTTTCTGACGAATCATCATCCATGATTGTGCTTGACATTGAAAACAACGTTTTGACGCTATCTGCAGAAAATATTGATTATTCGCGAAGTGCGAAAGAAACATTGATGCTTGCCGAGGTATACAAACCACTCAAAATCGGTTTTAAAAGCAGTTTCCTGGTTGACGTTTTAAAGACGGTTTCTACTGAAACAAATGAATGCGAATTGCATTTCTCAGGGCCGAACAAGGCGGCCATTATCCGTCCCAGAGACAGTGAAGTACTGACAATGATATTAATGCCAATGATGGTGAATAATTAATTTACAGCTATGACTAAACCAGAATTACAACGAAAGATATCGAATATTCTCAAACACGGGAATATCAACAAACCGGAGAATTCAGGGGCAAAACAGGGGCTTGAAAAAGCCCTTGAAATCCTGAAATCAAATCAGAAAGATTTATCCGGTATAAATGAACTTGACACTACCCAGGCACGTGCCATTGCAAAATTTGCGGTTGACTTTAATAATCTTCAAAGTGATGGTAAGCTTTTTATTCAGTTAGGTAAAATGATAAAAAGAGCAAAAGATTGAAACTATGAAAACAAAAAAGTACAGAATAAATATATACAGGTTAGATCCTTCATTTACTATTGTCATAAATGAAAATGGCCTTGAGATAATCGATGGTGAAGATGGCTGGGGACAACCATTAAGAGATGACGATGTGCTTATCGAAGAAATAGAAGAGGAGAAAGAAGTATGAAAACAACGGATCATTTTAAAAACACAATAAAGTCCTATTTGGACCAAAGAGCTAAAGAAGATGCTCTGTTCACGGTAACATATGCCAAAGAGGGCAAGAATATTGACGATTGCTGCACCTATATCCTGAACCAGGTTCAAACGTCGGGATGCAACGGTTTCACCGATGATGAAATTTACGGTATGGCTGTGCATTACTACGATGAGGATAAAATCGAAATCGGAAGTAAAATTGATCCCGGGCGCGTCGTGGTTAATCATGTGGTTGAATTGACCGATCAAGAAAAGGAAGAGGCACGGAAAAAAGCAGTCGAGAGGTTCCAGGATCATATTATCGCTGATATGAGAAAGAACTCAGTAAAACCGGATAAGCCCGTAAAGAAGAAAAAGGAAATAGTCAACCAACCCAGTTTATTTGACTTATGAGACCAAAAACAAAACTGCAGAAACAGGTATTAGGATTCAGCGGGGCACTTTCCCCAATCTCACTAAAACAGCTTGAATGGGGGCATAAACATTGCTTTGAACACAAAGGCTACCAAACGAAGAAGGGTATAACATGTCTTGATTGCGGCCATAAATTTGAAGATATAAAGCCATCACTTCTGGCAACCATTGATGGTTGTGTCTGTCAGAATTGCGGAACAAAACTGGTAGTCACCGACACCCGTAAACTCAAAGACAGGCAGGGCGCCTATTATGGAATAATAACAAGCTTCAAGGGCTTTCAGGTCTTCCGCATCTTCATATTACAGGCGGCTTACAAAGCCGGCACACCTGTATGCCGGAAAGATGATGAAATCATCCAGCACTGGATATCTCCCTATGGCAAACATGAGGTAATAGCAAAACTAAGGAACATTAACTGGTATGCCGAGAATTGGGGTGGATCAATGGAAATCCGTGACAGGAATAGTGACAGCTACGACATTAACCCCTACAAGATCTATCCCGGCAGAGGAGTAATTCCGGAAGTGAAACGTAATGGTTTTACCGGGAACTTTTACAATATTTCCCCTCAAAAATTCTTTAAAGCAGTTTTATCGAATAACCAGGCGGAAACATTGCTGAAAGCATTTGAAATTTCCTTATTTAAAGAATGTGTTAGAGATCCGAAGCGGATAGACAAATATTGGGCTTCAATTAAGATCTGTATACGGAATAACTACCCCGTGAAAGACGCCTCTATTTATTTTGATTACCTGGGATTCCTTGAATATTTCGAAAAGGACCTAAGGAATGCAAAATACGTTTGTCCGGCAAATTTGATGAAAGAGCATGACCGGTTATCCAATAAAAAGTTTAAGATCGAGAGAAGAAAGCGTGAAGAGGAGAAGTTGAAAAAGGCCCTTGAAAATGAGAAGAAATTCAATGAATTAAAAGGCCGCTTTTTCGGTATTGTCTTTTCCGACGAAGTTGTATCTGTCAAGGTTCTTGAAAGTATCCGGGAATACATAGAAGAGGGCAAATTGATGCACCATTGTGTTGGGCACAGTGAATATTACCTGAAGCCGAACACGCTTGTAATGACAGCCATCGCGGATAGTAAACACGTGGCGACAATTGAATTTTCGCTGAAAACATTCGAGATTATTCAATGTCGTGGTGTTGCAAATCAAAAGCCAAAATACCATGATCGCATAATCGGCCTTGTAAACAGGAATGCCGGATTAATCCGGAATAGAATGAAATTGAAAAAGAAATCAAATAAAGCAGCATAATTATGGCAGTAATATTTAAGATAACGGATGATAATAGGGCATTAGAAATAGCTTTTTCACAAGAAGATAAGATTGCCACAATATTCATTGGTGAAGAGCTTGACGCTGAAACTTGGACAAGTATAAACATTGACAAAGAAGGGGCGATAGAATTGATAAGGTATTTACAAAAGATTGTCCGTAAAATGGATTAATAACGAAGAATATGGCTAGACCAATCAAAAGTGATGAAATGCATTTTCCTGTATGGAGGCCTCAATTTAGGACAAGGATGGGCTTTGAGTCGCAAGATTTCAAATCTCGATATAATACTTTGAGATCATCATCGGATGGATTTATATCAAACAAGGTCGTCAGGGATATGATTATGAGAAAATGCAATTATAAGTGCGTGGAATGCGGATCATGCAACGACCTCCAAATTGATCACATCGTATCTGTATATCTTGTTGCTAAAGGCGAATACCCTGTAAGCATACTGAATACATTCGATAATCTTTCAGTTCTATGTAGAAAATGTAACGCCAAAAAATTACCTGATAGAATATGAAAAAAACAAACTACTTCAGCCATGATAGTAACTCCCGTAACGATGAGAAGCTTCTCGCCGTGCGAATGCGACTTGGCGCTGAGGGATATGGTGTGTATTTCATGCTTCTTGAGCGATTAAGGGAGGAGTCGGATTACATGAGTATCAAAGATTATAACATGATAGCCTTTGATCTTCGTGTAGATTCCAAAACGATCAAATCTGTTGTTGAGGAATTCGGGTTATTTGTCTTTACCGATGACGGTAAGTACTTCTACTCCGAAAGTTTCAACAGTCGAATGAATTTAAAAGATGAATCGAAGCAAAAGCGCTCAGAAGCTGGAAAAAAAGGAATGAAAAGTAGGTGGAAAAGCGAAAAAGATAACAATGTTATAAATACGGATAACAATGATATAACAAAAGACAAAAAAAACATAACAAGTAAAGTAAAGGAAAGTAAAGTAAAGGAAATAATATCTACTGACGTAGATATCCCAGAGTCCGAGAAGCAAGCTTCACGAACGCAAATTGACTACAAAAAACTGATTGAATTCTTCAATTCTGAAACAAAAGGTGTATTTGGGGAAGTGAGATATCCTCTTTCATCGAAACGCCAGGACAGTATTCGAGCGCGTATACGTGAGCATGGCAAAGAAGCATTTGTCGAGATGGTTAGGAAAGCCACTATAAGTGAATTTCTTAAAGGTAATAACAGTAGAGGATTTCAGGCAACATTTGACTGGCTGATAAAGCCATCGAATTTTCCAAAAGTATTAGAAGGTAATTATGATAACAGAAGCAAAGAAACTAAACGAAATAATCCCGATGCGGACAGGCTTGAATGGCTTGCAAGAGAAGCAGAGGAAGCATTCAGGAGCTAGTGTCGCACTTGTAAATAAGTATGGTGATGCAAGGAAATTCGCTGAAACATTCAATCCTGATCTTCAACGTGTATGCGCAGAGAATTTGGAGAGATCATTTTCTGGCGATGCTCCATCAATTGCATTATTAAGAAATACATATACAGATAGACAAGTGAGGGTGTGGGTCCTGGCACAACTGGAGAATCTTAATCAGTATGCAGGCACTAAAAACAAGATGAATTCAGATCAGATGACAATGCTCGCAGAAATTATCATAACAGAATACTTTTATCTGAAAGCTTCAGAGCTGTTGCTGTTCTTCTTTCAATTCAAAGCTGGCAAATATGGTGAACTCTACGGTTCAGTGGATCCTTTGAGAGTTTCATCAGCATTGGTTGAATTTGCATCATACAGGAGGGATATGTTATTCAGGATTGAAACTAAATCAAGAGAAGAGCAAAGGATCCTTAATTCTGAAGCTTATGAGGCAAATGCAATTACAATACAGCAATACCGGAGGAGAAAATTAAAACGAAGTAAGAAAATATGGTCAGTGAAAAAAAGCGATCGGAAATGAATCTCAATCGCCTTTATTCTTTCGTTTACACGATTTGTGGGTGACATCACAAATATATGAAAAACAATTGAATAAATGGCAAAAGAAGAGATAAATAAATATATTCAAAAGAGGTATGATCGATGGTTGGATTATGCATCATACCATTGCTCGTGTGCCGGCATTGGAGATGAAGCAATAGATGTCTTGAATGAAGTACTGCTTGATCTGCTACAGAAGCCTGAGGTGAAGCTGATAGGATTACTGCATAAGAAGTCTGGTCAATATACGGAACTTGATTATTTCGTTCTCAGGATGATCAAACTAAACGCTACGTCTCCAACATCGCCATATAGACATCGTTACAAGCCAATACCGGTTGATGCCAATATCAGTTATTCTCAGCTCGATATAGAGGACCTGGACTATGATGACCATGACGCGCCTGGTGACATCATTGAGAAGACTAGAATTGTCAGGAATATATTTGATTCACTTATAATATCTGAATACGCGAAGAAGGTATTCATCTGGCGCTTTTTCTGTGGGGAGAGGTTTTCCGACTGGCCAGGTATAGAGAGTGAAAAAGAGTTGTTTGATACGTACTACAAAGTAATCAACTTGATAAAAGAGAAATTGAATCATAAAACATTGTTCTAAATTAGTTATATTTGAAAAAAATATCGCTTATGTCTAGTATATTAACAATTCTGGATATAGTTATAACAGGTTTTATAGCATATCATATTTTCTACCTATCTAAAAGGCTATCATTCAAAGATAAGTTGAATCATAAAAGAGATATTGAAGAGAAAATTGAACAAATACTTAGTGAAGTATGGGATAAAAAGCACAGAAATAGAGTTTACTTAGTTGATGTTGATATCTATGAATCAGCCTATCCAGGATATGCATCTAAAAAAAGGCCGTCGCATCTGAGTGGTGCAATTGTTCGTGCCGGTCTTAATGGAGTATGGATTGATCGCAGAGAAATAATTTCATATGCCGACGAAAATGGGGAAGAGTTCGATACAGTTAGAGCCGGGCTAATCCCTTATGAGTGGATTGTGGATATTAATATTGATGGAGATTCAGCAAATACATCGCCATTGATATATTGCAAGTTTAAGAACCGGAGAAGTAAAAAACAAGAATCCATTAAACGATCCCCATTTAAAAAGTTTATGTATTTTTTAATAAATAAAGATTATAAAGAAGAAATTAATTTTCCTTGGGAGTATTACAAATATCTTGTAGATCCATATTATAAATAATTTTCTAGCCTTTCATCGAACTCCGCCATATTTATATATTTTATATAAAAGAATAATTGGCGAGATGTATGAACACTAAACTCACTGTTAAACAGGAAAACTTCTGCAACTATTACATTGAAACCGGCAACGCTTCCGAAGCGTATCGTCGTGCATATTCCTGCGATAACATGAAGTATGAGACGGTGAATAGAACGGCCATAGAATTGCTTAATAACCCCAAGATTGCCGCAAGGGTGAAACAGCTTCAATCAGCACTTCAAAAACGCTCCGATATTACCAAGGACGAAGCGATAAAAGAGCTCTCCGCTATTGTCCGATCCCGGGTTACGGACGTATTGAGCGCTAAGGGCATGACCGTCCGGATAAAAAGCATTGAAGATCTTCCGGACGAAGTTGTAGCTTGTATCTCTTCTATCAAAAAAATCAAAGGCGGCATCGAGGTAAAATTCTATGACAAGATAGCCGCCATCGATCGATTATGTAAAATGCTAGGATGGGATGAACCGGCAAAAATGGATATTCAGGGAACAATCGACACAAGTCAATTCGAGAAAATGAGCAAAGAAGAGTTGGAGTTGTATATTAAAATGCAAACTGAGCGATTGTCTGCAAAAAAAGGTGACAGCGATAAGCAGTGAACATAGGGATATGGTTTTGTTGGCGGCTGCACTGCATGAAGCGGACAAAATGGAGGCCCGGGAAAACTTCTGGGCCTTTTGCTTGTATATGGACCCGAAGTTCTTCACAAATCGCTCCTTTCTTATTCAGGTCGCCAATGCATTTATGCGCGTATACCACGCTTTTTCTAACAAAACGATATATCGGCTCGCTGTGAGTATGCCACCTCGAGCGGGAAAATCTTACATTTCGTCACTTTTCATCGCTTGGATGTTGGGGCACTTCCCTGAACATTCAGTTATGCGCAACTGCTGTTCCGATACTTTGTACAACAAACTCTCATACGACACACGTAACATTGTTAGAGGTGTGAAATACCATGAGATTTTCCCTGATGTCAAATTAAGCGGTGATAAACAAAACGTAAAAGGATGGAATCTTCAGTCAAGTAGGCAAGTAGGTTACTTCGGTGCCGGTGTTGGTGGTACCGTCATCGGTTTTGGCGCTTCCATGCTTGCCATGACAGACGACTTGTACAAATCACTTGAAGATGCTCTTTCAGATACGAACAATGAAAAGGTTTGGAGCTGGAAGCAAGGTACTCACGACTCACGTATTGAGGGTAATTGCTGTTCAATAGATATTGGCACCAGATGGAGTGAAACGGACGTTCTGGGACGCTTGGAATCGTCCGGGAAGTACGACGAGATTATCCGCATCGCTGCACTTGATGAAAATGATCAGTCATTCTGCGAGGATGTGCACACGACAGAATATTATCACGAGATCCGGCAGGATCTGGATGAATCTATATGGGAAGCTGAGTACATGCAGAACCCCATCGAAGCAAAAGGATTGCTCTTCCCGAAATCGGAACTTAATCGATACAGAAGGAAAGATATCATCGATCGCAAACCTGAAGGTGTGGTCAGTGCCTGTGACGTGGCCGATGAAGGAGATGACGACTTCTCATCACCATTTGGCAGGATATTTGGTGATAAGATCTTCATAACTGACGTGGTATTCACAAAGGATCCAGTCGAGATATCAGAACCACGAATCACGCAGATGATCATAGACGAGAAATGTGACAAAATAAGGGTTGAATCAAACAATGGTGGCCGTATCTTCGGGAAGAATGTACGTACCGGCCTTGCAAAGAAGAAACATAAATGCGAAGTGCAAACCAAGGCAACCACATCGAACAAGGCAACTCGTATCCTCATGCGCTCCGGATGGATTAAAAAGCATTGTGTGTTCCTGCATGATGACGATATCATCAAAGGATCCGATTATGACCGATTCATGAAATCACTCACCGGCTATAAAAAAGAGGGCGGGAACAAACATGATGATGCTCCAGATTCACTCACAATCCTTGCTGAATATATTGAGGATATCGGATTGCGTAAAACGATGAATAAGAAAACGGTGGATAAGAGGGTGATTGCTTAATTGGTATTTAAATCAATTGCACCTTTTACGACAACCCCAAGGCGTTTTGAATTATAATAATCACACAGATTATTATACATTTCATTGGTAATTTTAAAATTAGGATTTGCCTCAACTTTGTAACCTTTGGATATTAAAATATTAACTAATTCGCTAATAGGTACATTGAACTGTCTAGCAGCTTTTACGATTCTCATCGAAGATGGAGAATTTGGAGAATTTGGAGATCTTGGGGTTATTTCTTCTAATATTCGAGTCTGCGTGTTCTTAACTTCGTCTAAGACATCAATAATATATTCATTAATACCTCCAACATTGTCTTCTTTAAACTTAAAATCTCTTTGAGCCCTGTATATTGGGTTATCAAAAGCGCTTTCATTAAAATCTAATGATTTGATAGCTCCTCTAATTTCCCTTTGTAGTTTAGGGACACCTTTCATGTCATTTGTATAAAAAATTGTTCGTTCAGTCGTAATGTCAAATGGGAGCTTTGTCCCAAACTCAGCAATGGTTATGACATGTTTAGCGGTTGAATGTCTAACAGCTAACTCATACATTACATTTGGGTTTAATTCTGTTAAATTAGCAACAACCAGATCATTATTCATAATACACTCTAATACTTGTTTAGTAATTGAGCCTGGTGATGGCATTTTATGAGGAATATCGACTTTAAAATCAAATTCTTCAAGAATCGGCTCAATGGATTCAATAACACCTTCTGCTTTTAATCTTGTTTCAGATAACTCATCACCGATTGGTGTAATAATAAAGCACCTCTTGTCCATTTCGACTTAGTTTTAAATAGTTATTAATCAATAATGCAAATATAGCTAAAAACCTCACCCCCTTTATATTTTACAATAAAAATATATGGGAGTTATCAACAAAGACGGTGCACTATACTTCGCTACCGGCATCGACAATTCCGGTCTGAAAAAGGATTCCGAAGAGGCGAAACGATACATTCAGGATATATCTGATTTCGCAAAGAGCACTGGTGCGGTGTTAGGAACAGCATTCAGTGTGGGGGTGTTGAAAAATTTTAGTGATGAAATTATCAACGTCCGGGGCGAAATGCAGATGCTGGAAACGTCCTTCGAGGTGTTGCTCGGGGGAAAGGGCGTGCCGGCATTCATGTCCGAAATAAAGCAGTTCGCGGTTGACAGCCCTCTATCCCTATCCGGTGTATCGCAGGCCGCTCAAACATTGCTCGGTTTTAATGTCGAAGCCGAAAAGGTGATCCCAACCATTAAACAGTTAGGCGATATCTCGATGGGGAGCGAACAGCGTTTCCAGTCCCTCGCACTCGCTTTTGCTCAAATGTCCTCTACCGGCAAGCTGATGGGCCAGGATCTTCTGCAGATGATCAACGCCGGATTCAATCCACTTTCCGTCATGTCTGAAAAAACCGGGAAATCTATTGCAGACCTTAAAAAAGAAATGGAGTCCGGGGCAATATCGTCTGAAATGGTTGCCGATGCCTTTGCATCCGCCACGGCCGAGGGTGGCAAATTCTATGGAATGACGCAAAAACAAGCCGAAGGTATCAAAGGTTTACAGGCGCAACTGGAGGGTGCATGGCAGGATACATATAACGAGATGGGCCAAAAGGGTGAAAAACTCATCACGGACATGTACAAGATGGGCATTTCCGTCGCTGAGAACTATGAAAAGATTGGCCGGGTGATAACATCCCTGATTGCTACATACGGGGCGTATAAAGCCGCTCTTGTGGTTGTAACGACTGCTGAAAGTGGTTGGACACTGGCTCAAATGACTAAATACAAATGGCTGGTGATGGTTGAGAAAGCGCAAAAGCTTCTGAATGCTACGATGCTCAAAAATCCATATGTAGCTGTTACCGTTCTTGTTGTAGGTTTGATATCCGCTATTGTTGCATTGCGTGACCGAACAACTATGATGGAAAAAGCCCAGAAGCAATTAAATGCCGTACTCAATGAAGCAAAAGACCGGAAAGAATCATTGAAAAATAAAGGTGGTGAGTTAATTTCCGTCCTGACAAGTGAAACTGCAACAGTTTACCAGCAAATCAAAGCATATAAGGAATTGTTGACCCTGCTTCCACAATTGAAAGGCAAATCACTGGACGAAATCAAAGCCATGAAGCCGGAAGATATCGAAGCGTTGTTTGCCGAAAGGTCGGACCAAGTGGAAATCGAAACCGTCCGCAATAGGTATGAAGAACTGACTAAAAACATAGAGGGATATCGGAAAAAAATAAAAGAGCTTGTGAAAGATGGAGCCGATGATGCGGAGATATCATATTATCGAAAACAACTTGGTCAGACCCTTGCAGATTCGAAGGTATTAAAGGGGCAAATCGATGAAATTGCCCGAATCCAGAAAGAAGCATTCTATCAGGAAAACCCTGAGGCAAGGAGAATGGATCTTCAAGTGCAGCGTACCAATCTCCTACAAAAGGAAAAAGAACTGACTGAAAAGATCGGTAAGGCTCAAAATGACTTTGAAAGTGCCAATGACCGGCTTCATCTTGGTGCTGTAAAGTCCCAGATCAAAGGCATCGATGAACAGATAGCCTCTTTGAACAAAACCACCGGAACAGCTGCAGTCAAGAACCATGCTTACTGGGAAAAGATTAAGGATGATGCGGAAAAAGCAAGAAAAGCGTTGGGATCTGACAAGCAGGGCTCAGATGAATGGGATGAATTGACCAGAAAAATAAATCAGGCAAATGCTGAATTAAAAAAGTATTCCGACAAGGAAGCAGGCGCAACACAGGCAAACCAGACTGGCGACGCGAACCGTAAGCTGCTTGACATGATAAAACAGAATGCGCTTGAAGAAAAGCGGCTCAGGGAGGATCTTGACAACGAAATATCCCAGGCCGAAATAGACGCCATGGCCGATGGATTCAACAGAACGATGAAACAGCGAGAGTTGAACCATCAAATTGAAATTCAAAACCTCAAACGGCAGAAAGAGGATTATATTAACCGTATCATCCAGGCACGGAAAGAGGAGTTTGAAGCAGAAGAAGAGGTCAAATCAAAGAAAGACAAGAACTATGTAAAGAAATCATTCGACGGGAGTACTGTCAAAGTTGATGCATCCTCATACGATGATATCATATCACAAAAAAACACCCAGTACGTCAATGATACGAAGAAATCGTGGAATGACCTGGCATTGGAATTCGGTGATTACTACCAGAAGCGGCTTGCTATCGCAAAAAAATGGGAAAGCGAGATAGCCGAATTACCCTCGCAATTTCAAGCAGGTGCAAGGATCAAGATGAATGCCGAGCTGGCCAGTCTTGACGATGAATATAAGAAAGCAACTTCCGCGATCACTGAACTTTTCAAGGACACTTCGGAAAAAACCTCGAAAGAACTACGAAAGATAGCGGACGAAGCTGAACGGATGAAGGATTTCGTATTAGGTGGTCAGTGGGATGCCGGTAGCGGTGCAGACTTCGGTATCACAGAAGCGCAATTCAAATCTCTCAACGAGGAATGGAGTAAATCCCCAGAAAAACTCGAAGCTATCATAAAAGCCATCAAGGAGCTTAAGCGAGAGGCCTATTTGAAGGAAAATACATTCAAAGCAATCAGTAACAGCATCGAGGCGATATTAGACCCGAAAACGGGCGGTAAAGACAAAAAGAAAGCCTGGTCGGACCTTGCAAACGGCATTGGAGAGGTAAATGATATGGCGCAAAGCGTCGGGAATAATATCTCTTCCATCTTTTCCGCGTTTGGCAAGGATGATGGTGCCGATCTGGCCGGGAACATCACGCAGCTTGTAGGGGGCGTTGGAGAGGCGGGTATGGGTATTGCTCAATTGTATAGTGGGGACATTATTGGAGGTATCAAAAGCCTTGCATCAGGAATTACCAATGTCGTAACCTCTATCACACGAATGAACGATGCTGTAAAGGAGAAAAAAATACAACAGCTGCAAGCCCAAATCGACGGTCTCGAAAAATCATACGATGCTTTAGGTGATGCGATTGATAAAGCGTATTCCAAAGACGCCTCAAAACTCATCGAGCAACAGAATGTGCTTCTGAAACAACAGCAATTGCTGATAAAACAGCAGATCAAGGAAGAGGAAGCAAAGAAGAAAACCGATAAGAATAAAATCAAGGAGTGGCAGGCCACTTATGACGAAATTGATAAACAGATATCCGAAAACAAGGTCAAAGCCGTTGACGCCATATTCGGTGAAGATATACAGTCTGCTATTGATAATTTCGCTCAGGCGTATGTGAATATGTGGGCAGCCGGGGATGATAAGGCTAAATCACGGAAAGATTTCGTGAAAAGCATGATAAAAGGCATGATTCTCGAAGCGATGAAAGCGGACGTATCGAAGCCAATGGAAGCGATCCGTAAAAAGCTTGAAGCATTTTGGTCGGATGACCGTATTACAGATCAAGAAGCCGATATCATTGACCAGATGGTCGCAGACTTGCAAAATCAACTCGACAAAAGGTATTCATGGGCAGACAAATACATTAAGGATGACATCTCATCATCCGGCGTTACCGGCGAACTAAAAGCAGCTATGACCGAGCAAACCGGATCGCAACTCGTCGGATTATGGAATATGACGGCTATGGACATCAGGCAAATCAAAGAATTCTTCGAAAAAAACCCACCTGTGGATGTGGCAAAAGAATTGAACAGCCTTCTCAATGAATTGCAAGCAATACGACAGAACACGAGAGATGCTGCTGACAATACATCGTATCTCGAAGATGGATTGAAAAAGCTGGAAGAAAAGCTTGATGATATAAAGAAAAATACGAAACCCAATACCAGCAGGATATAATGGAACTTACATACTTACTAACAGAAGCAGAAATAATGAAAGGTTGCGGACAAGGGTTAGACCAGTTGCGCAATTGCAAGACTATTGATGATATGATACAGTGTTACTTCGATAATATCGATTTCTGTCTTGCAAATAATTTCCCATCAAATGAATTTTTAATGCAACACCGTGACGAATTACGACAAAAGGATGTGTTTATTGACGATGCGATGATTTGCGCAACAGAGGAAAGAGGAACGTGGGTTTTTCTCGGTAATTGCACTTGCACGATTAGTGTTGATGGGTTCTCGGTTCACAGATTATACGTAAAACACAACTCGAAGATAAATATAAAAGCGTTTGGGAGAGCGTTTGTGATGGTTGATGCTTTGGATAACTCCGATGTAGTTGTTGATATAAATGATGAGGCAAAAGTTATCGTGAATCTCTACTCGAAAGCAACCTGTACCGGAGCAACCAAAATCATTCAAAAAAATAAAGAAACATATGATCTATAAACTGAACAATATTTCCATATCCTCTTTCGACGCAACCCCATCACCGGAAAACGGGCATCTTGCCCTATCTGGTATATTAGACCTACCAAAGCGTATTGGTGCGACAGAATACAACTGGGGAACATCTATTGAACCGTTCGTGGATGCGGAAGATATCGAACTGGATGGCAGGACGCTTACCCTTAATGTCGCAATCAGGAAGATCGACCTCGATGCATTCAAATCCGCGTGTGTTGCATGTAGGGAATTGTCTTTCGACTACGATACATTCCAGGTAATTCAGAAAGACGAAATCAAAGTTGACATTGTTGGTGATTATTGTAGAGTATCCGTTCCGTTATGGCAAAATGAGATTGTTTTGCCGGAAATCACTGTAATCCCATCCGGAACAGGCGAATACCAGATTGATAATTTTAATCTTGTGAAAGATCTCGGCATACATGTCAGCCAAAGTGGGAATCTCCTGAATATAGCCGGCCGGATCGATGTGCAAACGACAGAATTCTATGAAAGAACGAATTTTAGGGGATTACGGAAAATAGACCTGTCGTGTTCAATAGTCGGAAACAGCTTTGCGGATGTGTACGACAAGATTAACCAATTCAATTCATTGTTGATTTCCCCGGGAATTCATACGCTGAAATTACGGAATAATGAATACAACGTATATTTTAAAGACGGATTGACAGCGAATATAATAGCTGAAAATATCATTAATTTCACATTAAGGGCAACAGTAGCATGATATCAGTATATAGGAAAATATCAGGAGTTGAAACGGAAATTTGCACATTATCAGCAAAACAATCTGAACATAAAACAGCGATAAGGGGATTAAACGAAATTCAAATATCCATTACGGTTGATGTGATGCTGCCTATCCTGGAAGGGGATTATATCAAACTGAATGGCGTGAATTACACCATCAATCGTGATGTAGAATATACAATTGAATCGGATGTAAAATACAGTTATGACCTTGTATTCGAACATCCGTTTTATATCCTGCTCAATAAACTCTATTGCAGCCGGATCACCGGCCATACGAGTTTTACACTTACCGGGAAACTCCGTGATTTTGTTGAATTACTTGTCTGGTGTGTAAACATATCACCTGAAAACCCGGATGGCGTTGATACTGGTTGGACGGTTGGTGAAATTTTCAATACGGAATATAAGACTTTGACGTTCCAGGACATGTATTGCAATGAAGTCCTCAATAAACTATCGGATGAATTCCAGGTTGAATATTTCTTCAATAACAAGCAAGTCAATTTCGTTGAACGTATCGAGCGTTTAACTGATCACGTTTTTGAGCATGGAGCCGGTAAAGGCCTGTATAAGCTCACACAGCAAAACGTTGACAAGGAAGATACGGTTACCAGGTTATTAGTGAGGGGTGGCAATCAAAACGTACCGAATGGATATGCCGACGAAGAGGGTTATTTGAAATTACCTGAAAACTACCTTGAAGACTTTTCCGAGCACGCAAAAGTAGTTGAAAGGAAAAAGAAGTTCGAGGAGGAGTTTCCAAGATTCGTCGGTTCCATTGCAACAGTATCAGGTGAAAACAATAAGATCCTCACTTGCCCTCAAATTGATTTTGATATAGCGGCTATCGCCGTTGGAGATAATGTGAGGATAAATTTCCTTACCGGTGATTTGATGGGGGTATCGATGAAATTTAACTGGCAAAATTCAAACAAGCAAATTACCCTCATTGAGCAGGAAGATGAAACGGCGTTGGCGGGTGCAGATGGAACAAAACCGACAATCCCAAACACATCGAAAAAAGCGAAAGTAGGCGATGAATTCAACTTCACCGGCGTACTCATGCCTGAGTCCTATGTAACGGCTTCTATTACCCGTTTGCGTAATAAGGGGAACAAGTATCTTGGTCTGTTCTCAAAGAAAAGGGTGAAATTTACTCTCGATATCGACCATCGATATATGAGAGGCAAGCCTGAACTTATCGTCGGTGACCTGGTAGTAATTTCCATCCCGCAAAGGAATTTCAATCAAGTTATCCGGATAGCGGAACTTGGAAAAAACTTACATACCGGAGCAATATCTGCAACCGTCTCAAACTATCTTGAAGAGAACTGGGAGAAGTATGTTGAAAGCAAGGTAGAAAACGTGAGAAACGATATACTTGCAAAACAGGCGAATGTCAGAAATACGCTTGAAACGATATTCAGGGATGGAATAGTCACTGAGTCAGAACTAAAATCTATCGAAGCAATATTGACAAATCTGAGTGTAGAACGTGGGCAATTGAACGCCCAATACCTGGTTGTCCGTGGAAATGTTAATCTGATCAACAAAACACCTTTAGAAACAGCATGGTCGAACTATCAGACTGCATTTGTTGATGTTGAAACAGCAATTAACAATGCCATTACCGACAAATTGATTTCTGATGCTGAAAAAGCTAATATTGACAATAAGATTTCAGTTTACTCGACACGTACAAATGAGTTTGCAACAGCCTTAGAGAATGCAAGGGTAGCGATTGAAGATAATAAGAATCAGGGAGTACTCGATGTTGTGGACCAGAACAGACAGTATTTGCAAGATCAAATTGATGGTGTGGTCGATAACTGGTTCTATCCGTATTCACCGACTTTGGCGAATTACCCCGCTTCTGACTGGACTACAAATACCATCAAAGACAGACACGTAGGCGACACTTTTACAAATACGGCACAAGCTCCCGCAACCGATGCCGGAAAATCATGGCGTTTCGTTAAAAATGGCACAGTCTACTCATGGACACAAATTGCGGATTCCGATGCCGTCTTGGCACTTCAAAAAGCGGCACAGGCACAGAGCACAGCTGACGGAAAAAGCACCACCTATTTAATTCAGCCTTCATCTTACAAGTTTGGCGACATGTGGGTATTGGCAGCCGACCAAACCGTTAACGGAATAGCCTACAAACAAGGGGAAATCCTAACAGCCACACAGGACAGTACAACCTACAATCAGGCGCATTGGGTTAAGAAAGTGAGGTACACGGACGATTCGGCGGTGAATAATTTGCAGATAGGTGGTAGAAACTACTTCACGTTATCAACGAATTTAACTTGCTGGAGAACTGACACAGGAGCTTCATTTTCGCCTACAGAAAGATTCATAGGAGGCTTTGCATTTAATTTAATTTCTGGTGTTGGTTCAAATATAAGAATCTCTAATTATTTATTTAAAGGTTTATGGACACTAAGTTTCGACATACTTAGTAACGCAACAAATGCCACCTTTCAAATTGATTTCGGCGATACTAATATTAAAAACTTTACTACTCATGAAACTTCAGGTATACCTAAACATATAACTTATACGGCTGATAACAATGGAGCATACGATTTCTTTGATATTGCCCTTACAGCCCCAATTAATGATATTCGTATAGAGAACTTAAAGATTGAAAAATATGGAAAAGAAACAGATTATTCTGAAGCACCCGAAGACGTACAAGCAGAAATAGACAACGCTAAGCAGGAAGCCTTAAACGCAGCTAATAGCGTTCAGACAAACGTAGATAACCTGAACAACTATGTTGACGGCTCTTTCAAAAATGGAATTATTGATTCCGCAGAAGCAAAGGCTATTGAAAAGTACAAGAACACGATTAACGAGACGATGGCGAAAGCGGAAGCGTCGTTTCTGAAAGTTTTTGGTAACACGTATTTAGAAGGCGCAGCTAAAACAGCACTCGAAAACGCTAAAATAAACCTTTGGGGACAGAGAGATACACTTCTTTCAACTATTAATACCGCTATTGCTGACGGGAAAACAACTATTGCTGAAAAGAATGCGGTTGATAGTGCTTTCAACACATTTAACAGCCTTATGTCAGCCTTTCAAAGTGCCTTGGAAGAAGCAAATAAAACTATTCAAGCTAAATTAGATAGTTTGAGTAAGGGGTACGTGGATGAGTTGGAGATTGGGGGAGTCAATCTACTTCTTAACTCAAAAGCATACGGAGATGTAAGGGTGAACCAGACAACCCCCAAAGCCGTAGTTCAAGGAGCTAATCTATCTAAATTAACTCTAGGTAAATGGTATATGGTTTCTTTTGATGCTAAATGGGTGAGCGGTAGCAATATCCTCCATTGCGAATTTAATGGGTCGGAAGGCGGAGATGTAACTGTAAATACCGATGGGAGTTGGAAGAGATATTCATTAAAGAGCAAACCAAACGCAACATTCCTTTATTTTTGGAACGCTTCTGGCATAGGCGACATTTATGTAAGGAATATAAAGATTGAGGAGGGGGATAAAGCTACCCCTTGGACAGAAGCACCCGAAGATGTACAAGCCGCCATTGACACCGAAAAGACCCGTATCAACGACATCCTTTCGGACAACGTTGCAGACCCGTCGGAAAAGCAGTACCTGAGCAATCTTTGGCAAGAAATCTACGCCGAATACCCACGCATCTGGGCGCAGGCAAACGATTATTCGGTCGATAAGAGCAATTACGAAGCGAAATACACGGCACTTAACAATCTGCTTTCTCCGGTACTTGCTAATCTTACTGTAAACACAACTGTTTCGGGTGCATCTATCAGAACAGCCTTTTCACAGTACTACGATGCGAGGATATTCTTACAAAATGCGATAACAAACAAGGTAAATCAAAATGCGGGTGATGCTGCTGCGGTTGCTGGCGATGCGCAGGCAAAGGCGAACACGGCGAAGGCTGTTACGGACAAGTTCGGTACTACTCAAGATGGCGGATTGATTAGTACCGTGATGATTCTCTTGAGGGAGCTCAACTCTATTATCGAAACTGCGGGTATTTCGGGAATTCAGGGTGCGTTGAAAAATTATCCGTCGATGTGGTCGGGAGGAACATACGCACAGGCGATGGCAGTCGTTGAATTCCTTTCTAAAATGTCTGCAGGTACAACACCCTCCAGCGGAGAATATGACAATTTAGCAAAAATAACATTTCTTCATAACGGTGCTGCGAAAGTAGGAGATTTTATCATTGAAGAAAGCGGAAGAATTGTAATGGTTCATCCTGACACCGGAAAGGAGCGGCTTGTATTTAACGTCATGGATATCCCCCTTGTTGCTGATTTAATGTTACAAAATACGGATGGTGATTCAGTTATAAATGCGGGGAGCTTGTCATCGACAACAAGTACAACAACTCTCCCTAACACCGTCACCGTTACAAAGACCGGCTCTGAATTAACCGTTTCGGGAACATGCCTGGTTTCTGGCAGTCTCAATATTCCATCCTATTCAGTCGGGGAGGTTGGCGTGTCAATATATCTATATAAGAATGGAGCATATTATCAGACAATTATTTCCGATGGGGACTCGCTATCCACTGAATCACCGAGCTATAGCAATACTACTGCATTTTCAAAAAAATATACTGTTGACAAAGGGACTTATTCAATTGTAATATCGAGAACATTTTTTAACTGCAAAACTTCTTCCGGTGGACTTTCCGGGAACTCAACGCTTGCATGGAGTTTTGTTCAAAGCGGTGTTAGGTATTTCCAGTTTGGATTAAATGGGTTCATGGCTTTCTTCGAAAACAACCATGCTCACTTCACAGAGCTGGAGGGTTGGGATTTACGAGGCAAAACAAATATGCCCGGAGTACTGCTTTCAGGGAGTGTAGGTTTAAATGGAGGTTTTAACACAGTTTGGGGGGCAAAAAAACATGCTTCGTCCACCGCAATTAGAAATGCTTTAGGGCAATATACGGTTTATCATAGCGTCGGACATTCCGATTATAGTGTGCAAATAACATCTGAAACGAGCGGACGTGCGTTTTATGTGCCAACGGCTAATAAGGGAACTTCAAGTTTCGTAGTTTACTTTACTAATTTAAGTGGTGCGGCAGCGGATGCAAACTTCTCGTTTCAAATTACCGGGAGAAATTATTAAAAAATCCCGCAACGGCGGTTACGGGATTCCATATATTTTTTATGAAATTCTATTGATTGGGATAAGGCAGAAATACAAAAGCGGTGTCAAACAGCCGATAACATTCGGTGTAGTTTTCACTGTTGAACGCTGCCTCTATCAACGGGCGGGCGTTATTGATGATCTCATCAGGCACATAAGCGATTGTGTCATTATTAACGTCGGTAATTACTACATTGGTGGCATATGTCAGGTCTTTGTAGTATTCACCTTCCGAAGTGATAACGTCAATCCCAAGCATTTTAAGAGACGGTGTATTAAAATCTCGCTGTGAGTCCATAAAAGTGCGGGCAATGTGTTTCGGAGTTTCAAAGTAGGCATTACCGGCGTAGTGTGAAGTCCACTTGATATTGACAGCATTTTGTACAACTTCGAGAGCCGTTAATCCAGTGATAGTCGAGCGAAGCTGGACGCCCTTTGCGGGTTTTAGAATTATCATTGCATTAGGGTCAAGCTGACCTTTATCTACGATTTCTTTCGGGTCGCAATTAACAAAAAGAGCGACGGCCAATAATAAGAATAGAATTTTTTTCATAGCGCTAAATTTTTAATTGATACAAAATTAACCTTTTATCCAATAAGAACTAACTTGTCAATCTAAAATATAAAAAAATACCGCTTAGAGGGTAAGAAAATCAATAGATTCCTGATTTTATTTTCAGATAATTGCTACAAGCTTCATTTAGTATATTCCTTGTAATGTCGTGAGCATATTCAAGTATATTTTCACTTTTAAAATCAACAAAGGCAAGTAATTCTTTTGTCAATCTATATCTAATTATTATAGTACTATCTAATATGGTATATTCGTATGATGGATCCATATTATAGATTCTGAATCTGTTTTTTGAATAATCAGCTAATGCTATAAATGTTCTAATAATCTTTTCAAGGATTTCATCATTAAAATATTCTGATATGAGTTTATTCCCAAGTATCTCTATTTTTAATTTAAGATCTTTGTCTGTGCCCATTAAATCACTCATTAAATCTAAAACGATGAAAGGAGCAAACGCTGTGTTGTAATTATAAGATTTCCAATTAATTGGAATCATGTAATCTTTTATACTATAAGGTTTGTTTGAATACTTTAATAAAGACCGTAAATTAATTAAATTATTTTTAATGCAGAGTTTAATCAAAAATTTTAATGCCGACGAACATGTATATAAATCATCTCTAAAATTTAAAATATCATTATAGGTCGAATCAAATCGAATTGATTTAAATATTCTGTCAACAGACTCTTCAACCAGAAGATGATTATCAAAGAAAAAAATATCTCTATCATAGAATTTATCAATGTAACCAGCAAAATCAACATCTAAACCATATTTTGAGTGGAATATTTTTCGAACATTATTAATATCACACACTAACATTATTTTATCAAAGCCGTATTTTATTTCATTTTGCTGATAGTAATCCGAATGTGCTGCAAAGATATTGAAAATCCTAAAAATATGTTCAGGGTCTAATCTATCCAAATCGTCAATTATTAAGACTGTTTTTTTATTTGTATTCTCGGCTTTGTTTTTCCAATCATCAATTAACGAATCTAACAACTCTGTTATTAAATTTGATTCATAGATTGAGCCGTTCTTATTTTTTTGTGTATGCAAATAATCTAACAAAATATCATAATCAGTTTTTTGAACTCTTTCTTTATACTCTTCAAATGATTTATTCAGTTTTAAGATTTGGGGAAGCAATTTTAAAGCTTTGCCAATTTTCCCTGAAAATTCAGCAACGAGAGATATTAGCTCATTGATATTGTTCTGAATAAAAAAAGGCAGTAAAAGGTTATTTGAAAAATCAATTTTCTCTGACTCGTCTATAATTTCTAACAGCTTAAAAATTACATCGAATTTAATATATTCAAAAATATCATCATTGGATGAAACCACGTAGTGAACAGGGTATATGAAAAAAGGTTGATATTCTCCATTACCATCAAAAAAATTATTTAAAAAGTATGTTTTCCCATTTCCAAAAGGAGCTGAAAATATAATTTTTTTGTTCTCTTCTAACAATAAGAATTTTTGGAAACGTTGAATTTCAGAATCAATACTAATTATTATTTTGTCATTCATGAAAGTATATAGTTAAGAATAATACAAACATACTAAATAAAAAGATACCTCCTTTTATATTTTACCATAAAAAGGCCATGACCATTGATGAAATATTAGCATTACAGGACTTTAAACAAGCTATCGATATTTTAACAAAAGACTCGAAGGAGGATCGAAATCGTGAAGAATATCTTAAAGAATTTAAAGGCGAAAGAAGCCGTCGTCCAGGAAGTGTTGACAAGCGAGAAGACAAGTCGGTCGAAATGTATTCTGAAACCGAAACGGAGATTGATAAAAACGGAGAAGAAGTTCCTAAAAGTCTTGGAAAAAAGTCTGTACCGGTTGCACGTGTAAAAACCAATACACCAAAACGCATTGTCCGTATTGCAGCTGCTTTCCTGTTTGGAGGAGAGATGAATATTTCCTTTGCCGAGGATAGTGAGGGATCACAATTTTTCAAGGAAGTATTCGAGGATAAATTGAAAATGAAATCATTTTTCAATCAATTTGCTCGAGTTGTTAAAACTGAGACAAAAGGCGCTATCGTGTTTTATCCCCGTCCAGGCGTTGATGTTGATGGAAAGCAAATTTTGGAGGTAAAAGCAAAGATCCTGTCTTCAAAAAATGGCGACTTCTTCCCGCACTTCGACGATTTCGGTGACATGGATGCTTTCACCAGGAAGTATAAATCTATCTACTCAGAGGACGGAAAAGAGCATGATTTTATTTGGATTCAAACAGCTGCGCAGGAATTTCTATATGTCGACGTATCCGGAACCTGGCAACTTGTAGAAAAGTATCCTCAAAAAAACCTTGCAGGCAAGATAACAGTAGTATATGCAGAACAGGACCAGCCGGAATGGGAGGATGTAACCACTTTGATGGATTACTACGAAAACAGGTTGAGCCGCATGGTTGATACCAACGACTACTTTGGCGACCCTATTTTAAAAAATTACGGTGAAAGCTCGTTGCCGTCGAAAAACACTGTAGGTAAACAGATTTCATATCCTGTCAAAATAGATCCCGATACTGGGAAAGAGTATCATGGTGATGCTGATTACCTCGTTTGGCAGCAATCAATCGACAGCATCAAGCTGGAATTGGAGACTTTAAGAAATGAAATATATGCCGGATCTTCGACGCCGGATTTGAGCTTTGAAAACATGAAAAGTATCGGAGCATTATCCGGTACCGCAATTGAATTAATGTTTATTGAGGCGTTCATCAAGGCCGCTGAAGGGATGGAGATATTCGGGCCTGTTGTGCAAAGATCTGTATCTGTTGTTCGCGCATTGATTTCTAATGTGACCAACACCAAGTACAAAAACGACCTGATCAAAGCTAATCCGAAAGTAACATTTGGCTCAGTACTTCCAGATGATTTGAAAGAAATTGTTGAAGTCCTTACCAAAGCAAATGGAGATAAGCCAATCAATAGTCAAGAAACAATTGTTGGCCGATCACCTTTCACTAAAGATGTGGGAGAAGAAGTTAAGCGCCTAAAAGCAGAGGCGGATGAGGATAGTCAACGTAATGTTATAACCGGATTTTCAGTATAATAATGCCGTCCTTATTATCATTTCACGACCAGCAGCATATTACCCGTATGTTTGTCCAGGAACAGCGGGTAAATATGATATTTAACCAGTTCGTTTCTTCCATTGCACCCGAAATGCGAAAATGGAAAGATGCCGGCAATAAAAACAGCGTGTGGGTTCGCAATCCGGGCATTGAAAAAGCTATCGATAAATACCTGGTCCAGCTGCAATCCAATCTCGAAAAAGAAATCAAATCCGGGCAAACGAAAGCCTGGAATGAGGCGGTCCTGAAGAATGATAAAATGGTAGAGAGCTATATCAAAGGAATGTCACTTTCTACTATTGTCAAGGAAGGGTTGTTCAGACGCAACCTTGATGCTCTCGAATTGCTTCAAAACAGGACCGAAAACGGGTTAAATATTTCGCAGCGTGTATGGAATATTGCAGACCAGACAAAAGGCCATGTGGAACTATTCCTTGAAGGTGGTATTTCTACCGGTAGGAGCGCAGACCAGATCAGCCGGGATTTCAGGCAACTGTTACAAAATCCAGAGAAGCGTTTCCGACGAGTACGCAATAAAGAGGGCAAGCTTGTAATGTCCAAGCCGATGAAAGACTATCATCCCGGCCCGGGAGTCTACAGAAGTTCAAAGATGAACGCCATCCGTGTATCGGCTACCGAAACAAATATGGGATACCGGTTGAGTGATTCGGAGCGATGGAAGCAGCTTGATTTCGTGTTAGGATTTGAGGTAAAGCGTTCCCGGAATGGTCATCCGTGCGCAATATGTGATGCGTTGGTGGGTAAATATCCGAAAGATTTTGTTTTCCCCGGATGGCACCCTTTCTGCATATGTATTGCTGTTCCAATTGTGATGGAGCATGAAGATTTTGCGGATTTTCTTTTGACTGATCAAATTCCTGAAAATAAATATGTAAAAGATATACCAGGTAAAGCACGGGAATGGATGGATGGCTATATCAAAAAGACCGGAAGTGTGCCATATTTCGTGAAACTAAATGCAAAGTGGCCTCATGATAAAAACAATCCATCGATTTTATCGAAAGTGCAGAAAGGACAAGAAGCAAATAAAATAGCAGATTTTGGAATAACATCAATAATAAAACCAGAAAATGAAAGGACGCTAATTCAAGCAAAATGGGATGAGCAAAAATTATATAACGAAATAAGGAAAACAGAAGACGAAATCAGGATGAATAAAAAATTTGAAACTGCGGTAGCTTTTGATACATCAGGGAATATCGTTTTGGATAAGCGAGGAGAAGCTTCTTTCGTACAATTAAACGGCACCGACATGGATAGGCTAAAAGATACAGTATTTACTCATAATCACCCGAGAGGATGGGGTTATCCTGAAAAATCGTTGGGTAGAATAGGAAATTCGTTTAGCTCCCAAGATATATATACTGCAATAAAGGCAAATGTTCAGGAAATGCGAGCCGTAACTCCACATTATACATTCTCGATGAAAAGACCGGAGAGCGGATGGGGCGATATTAACAGCGTTAGGAATATTATCGAAAGTGAAAATAATAAACTAAGCAATGAAATGTGGAAAGGAATAAATAGTGGCATATTTAAACCGGAAAGGGCCTCTGCTATTCATTTTCATATACTCTGGAAGCGGGTAAGCAAAAAAATGAATTGGAATTATTCAAAATCGAAAACTTGACAATTCGATTAATCAATTTCTTCAAAGGCAATATCCCCCACTTGTCCATCAACCGGGTTATCGTGCATTTTTTCACCCGATAAATACTCATCGGGTATTCCACCTGGAAACGCGGCACAAAAATAATCCCACTCTTTAAAGTGCTTGCATCTGCAGCACTTGGAGACATACAAGTTAAGCAATTCATGCCTGTCATCAAGAATCATGTGCTTGTCTTTTTCTTCCTCGTTTTTATAAAGTCTTTTTGTCATTTGTTTTTATTTAAAATATAAATAAAAGTAGTGATTATTTTCCGTTTAAAGAAAAGCGGGCGGATTTACCCGCTTTTCAGATAACACAAATCATTTATCTTCTTCAAAATTCAGCGTGAGTTTTACATTATCATGAATGATTATCAATCGGGCGGATATACTCGTCTCAGTAGTGTGGCAAAGCACTTTTTGGCCATCCATTATCCAATTGTCAATAAGTCTATTGAGTCCGTTTTTGAGTTTGTTCTTCGAAACCCGGCCGTGAATGGTTTTTACTGTCATTTTGAGCCTCCTTCCATCTTTGGGAGTGGTGAATCGAAATATAACTCGTTCCAGTGTTCATTACCTATTAATGCTGAAATATGTCCCGCCGTATCATCAAGATTGGTCTCAATTTCATCAACATGCTTTTCCAGTGAAACATCCGACAATTTTATAGATGATGCATATTTCAAGTAGCAAGCCTTTATCGCTTTCAATTGCTTAAGGTGCTCAATCATTGCCTCAGTATTCATAATTTGCCTCCTTTCGCATTTACCATTTCCATGCACATGTTGCGGAAAAAAGAATCTAGTGAGCTGATGAATCTGTCAGGATCTGCGATATGACGTCCGGCAAGTTCAAAAATCCCTTTGGCGTCACTGACCATGGTTATCTTGGTTTTGCTTTTCATATCCGGCCCCCTTTCCGCAATTGGTGAAGAAAAGCTCGACCTTTCTCGGTCCAAACCATCGATTGTTGCGTTTCAACATTACCTGTATGACGATTAACATATCTTGAAACACGCATATCTGTATAGTCCTTATCCTGATATTTTGAATAAAGAAACCACTGACCAGATTGAAAAAATTGAATCCCCGCTTCTTTAAGTTTCTTGTTTAAGGTTTTTGCACTCAAACCAAAATCTTTTGCTATTTGTGTTGTAGTGAATGTAGATGTTGATTGCAAAACCTCGTCAGTATATTCAGCTTTTGGAACTAAAACTTTGATTTCTTCTTTCTGAATTTCATTTTCTCCCTGAAGTATCTGGATTGCTTGTTTGTGTCTCTCCAAAGTTCTTTGAGCAACTTGTAATGCACGAGCCATTATTAAATCTGAAGATTCAAAATCAAGAGCAACATTACCGGTTGTCATTAATATTTTTATCTGGTCATTTGTCCAGATAGCGAATGCCGGGGATAGCCAGCGAGCAAACTCGATGGCAACGTCTTCATGGAACCATGTACCTGGATTTGCACCACCTGCCTGAGTTTTAACTAATTTCTCAAAGTGTGATTTTCTCACTTTGCTTAATTCTTCAAGAAATGTTTTAGATGTGGGCAATCTTAACCAGTCAACTGGTCGTTTCCCAAATGTTTTTGCCATCTGTGTGGCATTTACCATAACATCGTCACCTTTAGAAAAAGTAACTTTTGAGCCTTCATAGGTTAAAACAATGCTCGTTTCGTGAGCGGACGTACTTCGACTGTTACTATTGTTCGCAATCGTCGCAATGTTTGTGTTGTTAAGCATTTACACAAAATTTTAATAAGTAACGATTTTGAGAAGTGTGGAAATAAAAAGAGCGATCCTGCACTTCCCGTTGCTTAACACCTCAAGGGCTGCGGGGCCATTAAGCCTCCACACGGGGTTACAGAATCGCAATTAAATTTTGACGTAATAACTATTTAAAACAAAAACAGCCCGCCAATATGGTGAGCCGAACGCCTTGCAATTCTAATATTCTCACCCTTGAGTATGTTAAGCGTTACAAATATCAGAATATTTTTTTAATCTACAAAATAAAAATGACTATTTTTGCGAAAAACATAATATCATGGGATTATTTTTCAATAACTACGAAAAAAAGCGGAAGCAGGCTATCGCGAAAGTGGAATTTCCGAGACATAAAAGGATTTTAGAGGATAGTATCAGTCTGATCAAATCAACCCAGAATTTAAGCACATTGATAAACCGGCATGAAATAGCACAAGAGGAATATTCGTGGATAAAAAGCCAAATGAATGCCGGTGTCCCGATTTACTTCAAATCTAACGGGTATTTTCCTGCCGAATTGAAGGAGTACGCAAATGTAAATATAGTCCGGATCGCAGATGCCGAATACGCAAAGTATGCAGCGAAAAAGGGAACATTGAAAACCGATAAAGCGAAAGAAAATCTACACGATAAATATACGAATGTTTTAAATGATTGCTTATTTGCTTTACTTACCGCTAAAAACCAAAAAGAATGTATCTCTGAAATTGCAGGGCTAATTACTAAACTATAAAAAAATAGCCGAAAAATTACGTAGAGCCGGATCATTATGATCCGGCTCTTTTATGGGCGTGCAGGGAAACCTGAAAACTTCGAAAAAAGAGATTAAGCGATGATGTGCTTTCAAAGCACCCCATATAGATCACGAACCCTTACTGCTAATAACCCATCAAAAGAACAACCGCGTAACTCTAAGTTACCCCCTTCCGCAGGCAAATCGAGTAGGAGGAAAACGAAGTAGTTTTCTTCCTACTTTCGTTTTCCGACCTCTCACACCACCGTACGTACGGTTCTCGTATACGGCGGTTCCTTAACATTTCACTCTAACCGTTTTATAATAATCCGAGAAGAAAACGTAACCGGCTTTTCTTAAACGCTCGTCAGTAACTGTTCGGCTAAGGATAAAACTATTGGCTACATGCCAATAGCCCTTTCTGGTATTTGCCCACTCATATGCCTTGTATCTGTTGATACCCAGCTTAACAAGATTAGCTACCTTGGTTCTGATCCGTTTCCATTGTTTCCATATCACCATACGTAGCCTTCGACGCAACCAGGCATCCGTTGTTGTGAGTAACGTTTTAATGTCTGCCAGTTTGAAGTACTGCACCCAACCTGTTATATACTGGTTTAGTGCTGTCTTCCTGCACTCATTCCCCCATCCGTTGCTTCGGGATGTAAGTTCTCTAATTCGAGCTTTCATCTTTTCCACACTTTTGGAGTGAACCCTCAGCCTGCATTCTCCCTTGTATCGGTAAAAACTATAGCCAAGGAATTGGATATCCCTGATGTAGGCAACTTTCGTTTTGTTACGATTGACTTTCAGGAAGAGTTTCTTCTCAATGAACGAGATAATGCTCTCCATCACTCTTTCGGCACTTCGCCTACTCTTGCACAGTATTACCAGATCATCCGCATAGCGAACGAACTTGTGTCCCCGTTTTTCGAGTTCCCTGTCCAGCTCACCCAGAAGGATATTTCCCAAAAGAGGACTTAATGGTCCTCCTTGCGGAACTCCCTCATGGCTCTCTTCGAAACAGACTCCATCTTTCACTCCTGCATTGAGATACTTATGTATAAGTGAAACCACTCTCCCGTCCTTGATAGTACGGGATAAGACCTCTATCAGTTTGTTATGATGTACGGTATCGAAGAAACGCTCCAGATCCATATCTACGGCGTAGATGTAACCCTCGTTGATATACTGTTGACATTTTCTGAGGGCTCCGTGTGTTGAGCGTCTGGGACGGAACCCATAGCTATGGTCACTGAATTCAGGTTCATAGACCTGAGACAGCTTCTGTGCAATGCCCTGCTGGATAACCCGATCTACTACTGTGGGGATACCCAGCTGGCGCTGCTTCCCGTCTTCTTTGGGGATGTATACCCTTCGTGTCGGATTGGGGCGATACTTGCCCCCCAGAATGGACCCGATCAATACATCCTTGTTCCCGACAAGATAATCTTTCAATGATTCAACCTCCATCTTGTCTATACCTGCTGCGCCATGGTTGCTCTTTACCCGTTTGTAGGCAGCGTTAAGGTTGGAAGGTGAAAGGATGTCTTCCAGCAATCCATTCTCTTTACGGTGTTCATGTCCGGTGAGGTTGTTTTCAGTTATCCATAGGAAAGTCTGCCCTGTCGCATGGCTTTCGGATGCCGTCCTATTATTCTGCGCTACAGGTCTCTGATATATAGAGATTTTCTGCTTTCGTCCTTTCATAACGGTAACTTTCATTGACTGCTCGACCATTAAGGTTCAGCCCTTCCCATATCCGGTCGTGATGTGGTACTATGGCTTCTGCTGACTTCTCACGATGAACTTGTTTTGACCATGCTTCATACTCCGTTTCCGCATGTTCGTGAGACCTCCCGCGGTAAGGCAGTTAACTTTCATTCCATGTCCCCGCCATATTTACACCCCGACGTCCGTGTAATCTTTGGACTTTGACTTGTTTTGCAGTCTCGTCCCGACGGGTATGCCTGATATGATTCGTGTCCCTCGGGGCGGAACTTTGCCTTAAGCTTCCTTCAGATTCCGCTTCGCAACGGACACCCTTGCCCTCGGCTAATGGTTGGCGATCACAAACCCCCATAGTGGACTTTCACCACCAAGTTAACTGCCATGCACGGCACACAAAAATAAGCGATGTAACGAAACGTTACACCGCTCTTCCGGCTCTGTATGGTCGGATATCGCCTTTCTTGAATTTGAATTGACAAACTAAAATGAAAACAGAAGAGATTATTTCAAAACTTAGTGCAGAAAACAAAAAAATGAAAGAATTGATTGAGTTTGCTAATTCTAATCTGAGCGGATTATTTAATTCAATGGACAGAATGGATAAAAATGAGGTGAAAGATGCAATTAGGTTTATTGGAATCGAAATCGAAAATTTTATAAATAAAAGGATGTGATTTTTTAATTGACAAAGATTGTAGACAGCCGGATCATAACGATTCGGCTTTTTTTATGTATTTCCGAAAAACACACTTCTCTTATATTTTAAATCAAAAACATTTTTATGACAATCCTAGAATTAATCAAAGCACAATGTAAAGTTCAGGGTGTGCCTGAAAATCATGCTGAACGTATCGAGAAGATCACGGGCATCACGGAAGAAAAAGACGGCAATATCATTGCTGCCGTTAAGAACTTCAAGGAAAATATTCTCCCGGCCATTCAGGAAGCGGAAAATTCCGGTAAAACGGCTATTTCGGAATATGAGAAAAAACATAATCTGAAAGACGGCAAGCCGGTTGAAGCGAAAAAAAATGATGAGCCGGGAAAGGTTGAATTGCCAAAGGATCTTGACCCGTCGGTAAAGGCTATGATCGAAGCGCAAAACAAATCTATCGAGACGCTTACCGGACTTGTATCAGGTATGGTTAAGTCCCAGAAGAGTATATCGGTCCTCGAAACCGTAAAAACAAAGCTGAAAGGCAAGGTGGATGATAAATTCATCGAAAAGGTAGCCGCAAAAGTGAATGTTGATGCTGAGGACATTGATAAAGAGATCGAGACCCAGATTACTGAATTCAATGATTTGAGACAATCTCTAATCGATGAATATGTAGGTAAGGATTATATTCCCGCAGGTGGCTCAGCAGCCGGTGACCGCTCCGTTTCAGATTGGGCGAAACTGATGGATAACAACGATGCTTCCGAAACCGGAGTAGTAGACTTAGGATTAGGTAAATAACCATTAATATTTTAAAGTATGTTTAGGAAAAAAGAAAATGAATTTCAATACGCCCCGGTGATCGTCAAGATCATAGAGGACGTTACTGGTGGTGGTACAATCGCCAGGGCTGAACTGAAAGGTGTGATTGACGAGTTGCCTCCCGGGGTTATCGTAGGAGTGGATTCGAACGGTTTGTATCATGTTTTGAAAACTGCAAAAGTGATAGGTGGTACTGTATCTGCGCCAAGGATTGCAAAAAACCACTTGTTGGTTGTTGGCGAGATCATCTCGGATGGTACGGATACGCTTAAAATTGCAAGTATCACGAAAGGTGAGGAATACGATACGTTAACTTTCGTTGACGGCCAATTGACCGCAGTTGGAGGGTTGATTTATCTTGCAATTGGAATTAATGCCGCTGCATCGGTAACCCTTACAGGCGATGTTGGAGACACGTTGACGATTTCGTGCCCGTCAGCTGCAGGAGTTGAAGAATTTAACGGAAAGACCGTTGAGCTGGTACAGGCGGAAAACGATACGCTTGCCGTTTCTTATGCAAACGGGAAGATTACCATTGCGCTTGCAGACACAACCGCTTCAAAAAACAATGCTGCCGCCATTCAAGCTGCTATTCGCGCACTTGTCGCTGCCGGACTTGATTTTACGGGAATAACCGTAACAGGTGGTGCAGGATGGGATGGCGGGCAGACCGGAGCTGTTCTGACTACACCGTCAGGTAATCTTTTGGGAGGTAGTTATACCGCCAATGAAACAGGCTATAAATATGCTCCAGAAGCAATCACGATGAACAAGATCGATACGACCGTTGCGAATCAGCAGTCCGGTCTGCTTGTTCGTGGTACTGTCAATGAGGCTGTCATGCCTTATCCTGTGGATAGTGAAATCAAGGCATTAATGTCGTTAATCCGTTTTGTGTAACCCATTAAAATTTATATAGATGGAAAGAAGTCTAATTAAACAAGTGAACCGGAAAAATATGGAAGCGCGCCTGAACACCCGTAAGGTGAAGCCGGTGTATTTCCCCAATTTTTTCGGAATTAAAGCTAAAACATCCCTGAAGTGGGAAACCCTGACGGGTGAGAAGGGGGCGCCGGTAATTGCTGATGTTATCAGCTACGATGCAAGCGCACCTATTAAAAAGCGTGAGGTGGTTGGGAAAATGTCCGGTGACATTCCTAAAACTGCTATCAAGCGTGGTATGAACGAAAGTGACTGGAACGAGTACAATCAATTAGCACGTGATGCTTCTGGTGATGCAAATCAGATGGCTATTCTGGACTTGGCGTTCAAAGATCAGGACTTCGTGTACAATGGTGTTCGTGGTCGCTTCGAGTGGTGGGCTATGCAGCTTATGTCGAATGCTGGTTTCGTGCTTAATGCAACCAACAACAACGGTGTTGTAACTGAAGAGTTCGTTGGGTGCGGAATGCCTAACGTTAACAAGAAGAAAGCTGCAACCAATTGGGCTACTGCTGCAACAGCTGACGGGTTGCAGGATATTGAGGACGTGATTGTAGCAGCTGCCGCCGATGGCGTGAGCATCAAGTATGTTATCATGAGGTCCGATACTTTCTCTTTGCTGAAGAAGCAAAAAGCAACTGTTGACAAGCTGAAAGGCTGGGTGAACAACACGACGAAGCTGACTGTGACCAAGCAAGTAATCAACGATTATCTTGCAGCTCAGGAAAAACCAGTTCAGATAGTCATTGTTGATCCTGCAGTACGTATCGAGGATAAAGCTCACAAGCGCACTACCGTGAACCCCTGGGAAGCTAATCGTGTGACATTTGTGGAAGACCTGCAGGTTGGAGATATCCAACATGGACCTATCGCAGCAGAAAGCTCTCCGGAATACAAAAAGCTGGCCACGACCGTGAAGAAAGACTTCGTTTTTATCTCAAAATGGTCAGAGCTGGAACCTTTCGGCGAATGGACTAAAGCTGAAGCAAATGCCATTCCCGTGATCAATGATCCGGACGCTATGTATATTCTGAAAACGGATGCTCTTGATTGGCCGGAAGGTAATACGGAAGCAACTGACGAAGAATAATCCCGATGACAGTTAAAGATGCAATATTGTCTTATCCAGGCCTTGCGGATTTTCCGGAAGGGTATCTGACCGTGATACTGGCCAGCCGCTCATTAAATGTGGCGGCTGAGCTGGAGACGGTTGAGATTAAGACTGTCAGCCTTGCTATCGCTGACGCGCTGGCTGCTTTCGTCAATACTCCCAATTTCACCGAGAACAAGCTGTCTGTAAGCTATCCGAGGGAATACTTCCTCAATACTGCAAGGCAGCTGTATCGGGAGAATGGGGAACCTGCAAAAGCAAGTAACCTGGGAAAGAAGATTTCAGTTCCAATTGGTAAGGCAAACAACAGATGGTGAAGAGATACCCTCATATCGCAACAATAACCGGTGAAACGGGTGGTAGCCTGGTTAACGGTGAATGGGTAGAGGGTGCTCCATTTTCTGTTGAGATCATAGGCCGTTTTGATCCTGTCGATACAAACGACGTCATACGCACCAATACCGCCGGGGACGAGATTACTGTTCGGGGCGAATTCTATACTCCTGTAAAGAAGATAGAGGGAGCCACAATCCTGGAAGTGCCGGAATTGGGGATAAAACGTAATATCATTTGCTGGTATCCTTGGCAATCGCATAATGTAATTTCAGTATGAGTAAGAAAGCAGGTATTACACCAGTATTCACGAAGTCTGATTTGAACAAATGGTTCAAAATCTTTGAGAATGATGTTCATGCAAAAACATATACGTTATTGCAGGCAGCCGGGGAGATGTTTGTCAAATATGCCCGTGAAAGCGGAAGGTACATCGACCATACCGGCAATCTTCGTTCATCGATCGGCTACGTGATAATCGAAAATGGAAGCATTGAAAGCGATAATTTCAAGATTGTTCATGCCGGAACAGATGGAAAAAAGGGTGTGGAAAAGGCGAAAAAACTCGCACGTCAACTCGCCAATACTTACAACACGGGTATGGTCCTTATCGGTGTTGCCGGAATGGAATATGCTGTTTATGTTGAAGCGATGGAAAGCAAGGATGTAATTACGGCAGCCAATATCAAAACGGAAGAATGGATGCGGAAGTCGATCAAAGCGGTATTCGAAAAAGCAGGGATATATGGACGAATTTGATATAATAGACCTGGTATACACCCACGTTGCGGCAGCCAATACCGGTCTGCCAATTTACAAGGATAGATCTGCTACAGGTGTGGATGAAAACCACATTGTTATTTCCGGGATGGAGTTTCATGAATTTGACTGGCAAAACAAAATGCCCGTGAACGTGAATATCTTCATCAAGTTATCCGCTCAATCAGGAATGCCGAACCGTACGCTTATGCGAGACGCGAAAAAAAAGATCCGAGCGGAGCTAAAGAAAATCAAGCCCGAAAATGGACAATATCGTGACGTTGAATTATCAGGTTCAGTAAGATTAACCGGTGCGAAAGAGAATTTCGATTGCACAAATATTAAAGTAATTATTAACACTCAAAAAAATATAGAAGATTATGAGTAGACCTATTGCAATGGGCGTAAAGGAAGTACGCCATTTTGACGTTGGTGACGGCGTTCCCGGCACCGCAAATCCAAAGACAATGCCGAATCCGTCGGAAAATGCGGTTGCATTCAATTTTTCTGATCCGGAAGAGGTCCGTATCCCGATTGAAGGTACGGACGAACCATTGTATTCTCACTTCAAGAAAGGATCAACGGATTACGTTGAGGTATCCTACCCCACACCCTCCAATGATATAATCAAAGAGGTCATGGGTGGCGTGCATAACGAAGGTACCGAGGCCGCCCCTCTCGATGAATGGCAGGAAGCTGTCAGCATTCCTTCGATCAACAAGACAATCGAGATCGAATCAATGCCGATCAACGGCAAAAAGGTTATCTACACGATCGTGAATGCGAAAATTGTGGCTAAATTTTCACAGGCTCCCACGAAAGATAACGTCGAGCTGCTGATGGTAAGGTATTATAAGCAGGCTGCCATATCTGCAGCCGGTGTGCAAGGGTACGCTTTCTCCAGGAAGGTTGTAGCCGTTCCTTAATTCTCTCTTTGTCATTTTTGATTGGGCCGGGCGTTATTGTCCGGCCTTTTATATTTTAAAAGAAAAGTATGATTAAAGAATTTGTACAACTCGAAACGAACACAATAACTGAACAGCCGCTAAAAATACCATTCGATTTCAGTAACAGGGAAAGCCTGCCGTCGGGCAAGGATCCAGGAGATTGTATTGTGATTTCACCGATAACGGTACGTACGTGGTTTAAACTGAAACCTCTTTTGCTGTCGATCAACAAATCTGATTTTGATAAGATCGTAGCTAAAGAAGATCCACTTCCGGAAGCTGAGTTAACCGGGATCATTTCAAAGTATGATGATCTTCTAATTGATATTCTCTGTATCGGTATCCATAACAAAAAGAGTGATCCCCCGGCATGGTTTAGGGAAGTACTGAAAGACAATTGCACCTGGAAAGACATCTACATCCTGTTGAATGCGATTCTCTTTCGTATAGGTTATAACCCTTTTTGCAAATCTATCACGACCGTTCAGAGCGTGAGCCCGATGGACGAAGCGGAGATAATAGCCGCTCGAAGAAATCTCGAAAGCTGGATGAAGACAGACCAGTCAGCGGAGTAATGTTCCTTGTGAATGCCCAGGAGGCGCTTGGTTTAACATACGGACAAACTCTCGACAGTAGCCTTACCCTTATCCGGGCGATGCTGTCAGAATATTCTTACATGTGGAATGAGCGCAATAAAGAAGAAAAGACCGGGGAAGATGAGGGCGGTGAATTTGAATGGATAGAACTTCCCGATTGGGATGATCCATCAAAAACCAACCGGGTGAAGAAATACAAGGACGTTGGGAAATTCATACGGGCAGAAAAGAATATATAAGTTATATTTTAAATTGTCCCATTTCAAACTGTGATTCATATTGGTTTTATTTAGTTATTGTCAGGCCGGTTGTTCGTGAGAATAGCCGGCTTTTTTATCCCGAAAATAACGATCGGGTATATTTTAATAGAAACAAATTAAGCATGGAAAAAATTTTCACACAATTAGGGAGTGCACTGCATACCGCTTATGGTTGGTTTATTGCATTAATGGTATCCGCTTTTACATTCATTCAGCCTGAGATTTGGAGTTTTGTTGTTGTAGGATGCGCAATCTTATCCGATTTGGGCTGGGGTATTGCCGCAGCAATAAAATTGAAGAAATTCATCCTTTCAAAAGCTCTTCGAGAGACATTCAAGAAAATCGGGATCTATGCCTTTGCGCTTGTGGGAACATTTGCAATCGAAAGGATAACACATGATCAAGGGAGTTTTATCGCGGTAAAAACGATAGCACTGTTCGCGGCTGTGTGTGAGTTCTGGAGTATGTCTGCAAGTATGTTGATAGTAAAGCCGGATATGCCATTCCTTAAGCTATTTCGTGGCCAGCTAAAGGGCGAAATTCAATCAAAAGTGAGTAAGAATGTGAATCTGGATGAAATTCTTAAGGACGAATGAATTGCAGTAGATTTTATAAGGCAGTACAGGCCGAGTTCTTCAATGGCCGGTTAAGTCAGCAACAGACTGATGGGATGGCCGCCATCCTTGAAAGATGGAATTGGAGCAGTTTTACGGACCTCAGGTGGCTTGCCTATATATTTGGCACTGTTTACCATGAAACAGCCCGCACGATGGCGCCTATCGAAGAATACGGCAAAGGAAAAGGTCGGAGATACGGAAAGAAGATCAAGCAATCTGGCCAACCATATACGACACCAGATCATATCTACTATGGCCGGGGATATGTGCAGCTTACCTGGTTCGAAAACTACGACAGGATGGGCCGGATACTGGGTATCCCATTGCTTCAGCATCCTGAGCTCGCTCTGGTGCCTGAGCATGCGGCAGATATCATGTTTGAAGGCATGACAAAGAGCGTGTCGTTTAAAGGTGATTTTACTGGACACTACCTTGAACAGTATTTTAATGATACAATGGAAGATTGGATCAATGCCCGCCGGATCATTAATGGCCTTGATCGGGCCGAACTGATTGCTGGATATGCTAAAAGGTTTCACGAAATACTTAAATCATCATGAAGAAATATATACTCATAACACTTGCCTTCATCTTGCTTGCCTGTGGTTCAAAGAAGATATCCACGAACTCGAATATCAAGGAAAAAACTGAATTCGATTTGAAAAATAACAGTGTTTCCAGTTCAAAGGTGGATTTGGAAAAGCAATATACTAATGCTACAACGAACGAGAGGATTGTGACTATGTACGGAGTCCGATTTGACACGATCCAAGTGGCCGGTAAGCCCTATATCATCCCGATATCTTTCCCCACTCAGAAAGAGGAAAACAGGGATATTAACGTTGAAAATTACTTGTGGCGTATGAATACACGGGATAGCATTCAAAATGCTGTTCAATTAGAGTTTAAGGGTATACTCGAGGAAAAGGAGAAGAAAATTACTGAGCTAAAAGAATCCACAATAATTTATCAAATAGCGTTACTTATCCTCTCAATTTTAGGAATTGTAATGCTTGTTTTATATTTTATAGCAAAGATTAAAGCCAAAAGAATATTGTTCTGATTTGCTCATGTTGTTGTTTGTTGCCCCTCGTTCGTGTAGCGAGGGGTTTTCTATTGTTACTCGTCCATTTCCTGTGTTAATCTTTGAGCAACAGCTTTATCTAATAGATTTTTCACTAATCCCTCTAGATTTTTATTTTTTACTATAGCCGAAAAAGTCATTGCTCCCATTTCAATGAACAGTTTTCCCATTAATTCATCAGCGAAACTACTTGATACAACTGGAACTCCGTCCCAATCAACAACAATTGGGAGTCCTTTCTTTGCTGTTAACAAATTTAAAATTTTATTCCTAATTTGTAGTCCTGATTTTCTGGATCCAAACCCTGTTGACTCTTCTTTCATTCTAAGTAAAAGGCAATTGGATTCAGGAACTTCATATTTAAGATCAATTATATCCAGAGGATAATAATTTTCAAAATTATCAAAGCTTAAAGCTTCCGAAATTGAAAAATCATCAACAATATTTATTTCACCACTAACTAAAGTTCCATCGTATCCAGCAGGACTTAAACGTTTTCTAGTTGTTTTATTATCTGTGATAGTCAGCCTTCCATTTCCACTAAGAATTTCAAGGGAGCCCCCAGTCATAGTCGTAATTCTTAAGGATCCTGCAAGTCCATTTCCTTGCCCAATTTTGGAATTTCTTGTAACACCCGCTTTGATTGCCTCTCCTATTGCGTCTAACTCTGTTCTAAGCTCCGGGTATCCTTCTTGCATAGATTTCAGTATACCTATCCCTGAATCTGATACAGCGAATAAAATCTTATTTTCTTTATAGTGAGTGCTTGCTTGAATAATTCCTCCGTGTTTAGATTCAGAATGATTCAATACATTATCTGTTATTTCATTTATAGACCATTCAAGACCAGATGTGATATCTTTAGGAATTCTCATCGTCCTTAACACAACATCCATAAAGTCATTCACTGATTTTTGCTGTTCTTCTGCATTCTCGAAACGTCTAGTAACTAGATGTCTGTCATAAATTGAATCTGACTTTTCGAACTGATCGGGAGATAAATAGTGAGCCCAGTTAACTGATCTGAATAACTTTCTCGTTTCATAATCTAGAGGAAGACGAACTTCAACTTTAACACCCGTCTCTCTTAAATCATCGATAATACAAATTACCGGTAACATTCCGTCTGCAAATACTTTTTTAACATACATGAAATCTACTACTACTGAATCAAACTTCAGTTGTTTGAAATAATTAACTGCAGAGCTAAATTGCAAGACTGAATACGTATTTATTTTATTAGTGAAAAAGACGATGCTATTATGTTTTCTGATATAACGACAATTCGAATATCTTTGAAATGAAGTGTTTCGCATACTGAAAGAGTGTATTAATAGTTAATTCACAAAAATACACATTATTTTAAATAAATCTTCATTTCATCAATCGCTTCTTTCACACTTCGGACGACTATGTATTTGCTCCCGCAATTCTCAGCTTGTTTCTGGAACTCTTTCTGTTCCGGAGATTGCTTACCTGTCTTTGTCTTGAACTCGAGGCAAAGGCTCGCAAAACCGCCTTTTGGCACTAGTAGAATGACGTCGGCTACACCACTCTTCACGCCTTGTCGTTTCAGGTTTGCAGCTTCGATTTTATTCCGGGAGCCGCCATTAGGTACGCTGAATAAAAGTTTATCCGGAATTTGCGGAAAAAACAGTTTCACTCGATTGAAAAACTCGCTTTGAATATCAGCTTCCTCGCTTGAGTTTCTTCGTTTCTTCTTCTCCGCTGCATCCTTTTTATCCATGTAGCATTGATAACATATATAGCCGGTATCGGCAGAAATAACCGAAACTGTTTCTTTTTTACAGGATATACAGGTTTGTTTATTCGGGGACATTTATTTACTTTTGGGGTAAAATATAAATTATATTTACCATGAAAAAAGGATGGATTATTCTTATCATATTTTCAATCTTATTGACTGTTTGTTTGTATTTCTATCAATTTAACAAAGGGCTATCAATCAATTCCAGTGATTGGGGAAGCTTCGGAGACTACGTGAACGGGGTTTTATCACCAATTCTCACGATTGTTAATATTTGGGTTTTTGTGAGATTGACTCAAGTAATTAATTCAAGTGATAAGAAACAAAAAGAGAATGAATTGTTACATCAAAAGAAGCTTGTATTTATACAAATACTTCAAAATGAATTAGATAAATTTTCCTCGATTATAAATGTAAAAATAATATATCATCCTGATGATAAAACTGGGTATCTTGTTTATCAAGCAAAATCATTCCTGACGTCGTTTGTTGAAACAAAAAGTAAACTATTTCCTATTATTGATAGTGTCAAATTTGAAAAAGTATATAATGATTTATCAATAGCATTAACAAAATATCAGGAAACATATAGCCCGGCCACATTAGCTGGAAGAGAAGAAGTTGTCAGCCTAATACAAGAGCTAACAGAAAATATAAATGCTATCAATTCAATGTTACAAGAATTTGTACTATCCGAAATTCAATAAAATGCTCACCTTACTTGTTCAATTACATCATAACCTAATGCAACAGCGATATCCCTTTCAATTCTGGCCCCTCTGGAATCTTTCCAATTACTCAATAGGTAGATAGTATTACATTCCATCAGAAGCTTGATATCAGCCTTCATGTGATGTTCCCATTTGTCATTTTGTGACAAACCGTTATTTAAAGGGTTAACAACTTTAAACCCTTTCTCTTCAAGTCTGTTTTGAGCATTGTAGAAATTGTCCTCTACTTCCTCAAATGGCAGTCCTGTGATCTTACCTGATATATAGATTTTCATTTCACTCTGTCCCATTCACTTTCCATGATCGTATATCCGCACTTATCGCACTCATGAATATATGTCATAAATGGAGAAGTATTCTTTACTTTTGCACACTGAATCTGTCCACATTCAGGGCATATAATTTCCTCATAATTTTTATTCCAAAACCTCAATTTACCTTTCACTTTCAGTAATGGTTTATCAAATAAAATAGGATCTGCAACGACCCAGTTCCAAACGCATTTGTCATCAAGCTGATCTGGCAAAGATGTCTCTTCCGCCCAAATACTCGGATGATTGACTACACAATCCACAAATCGAACTGAGCCGATAATGGCAGAAATAATTGGCAACTCATCAATTATTTTTCTTGCTTGTTTTTCAGGAATAGCCATCCATTGCTCTTTTGTAAACAAATCATCAGATAATGGGTGTAGTTTAAATGCAGGTTTCGCACTCGCATGAATCAACACCCTTTTTCCTCTGTATTTTTCTGGTAGCTTCCACGTTCTGTTCTCTATGTCTTTAATCCCGGCACACAAAAGGTATGCCCAAGGCTGTTTTACTGTTATTACTTTCATTTCTTTATCTATTAAATTACAACATCATCACTCAGGCTGTAAACGATATGCCGCTTGACAAACAGCCTCCATCTTGCTTTTAGTCGTGGTTTCATTGCTTTACCTCCTCCCATCGATAAATCGAATTACATGTCTTAAATGTATTTTCGTCGATTATTTCCTTTACGAAACTTGTGCGGAACCATCCGCCAACCCAAAAGCATTTACCGACTTCCGGTTTGCCGTAAAAAGGACCTGTTACTGTATATCCAGTTTCTATATTATTCTGGTGGATTGCGTCGGGCAATTCGTCTAATTTTGTCAATTTGATTTGAATTTCGTTCATTATCACTTATTTAATTCACTCAATACATTCATCCAAAACTCTTCTATATCTTCAATATTCCATGAGCCAGGGTGTCTTTTGTATTCTTCCATATCAACCCATAGAGTACGATTAAGCATCAACTTTACGGCGATTTCGGCACATTGCACAGCACGACCAATTTTCATTAATTCACCCTCATATTGAGCAGACGGGCATTCATCCGTTCTGTTCGTTGAAGTCCATCCAGAAACAAAGTTGTAATACTCTTTTATGAGTTCTTTTGCTTTCTCTTTAGCGGCTTCTTTTATTTCTTCCTGTGTCATAGCCTTTGTATTTCTATCTTGTCAATGGAAATTCATATTTCTCATAAAATATACTGTCCGCCTCTCTGAACTGATCCGTGAAACGGTTTGGCTCATTCCTGTCCCGGTAGTCGGTAATCGACATACTACGGATGCCGTAACCTGGAAGAATGAAGCTAAATCTGTTTGTCTTGTAGATGAAAATAATCAGTCCGGTAGATATGATCAATAAAATGATGATCAGTATTGTTTTGAATTTTTCCTTCATAATTGTTTTATTTGCTTTAATTCGTTTAATTCTCTTTCAACTACTACTAACCGTTTCAGTATCGGCTTCAGTTTTCTGTGCTCAGCTTCGTACATGAATTTATAATAATCACACTCAGACCGGATACGCTCATTTTCGGATTGTTCTTTTGTGGCAAATCTTCCGTTCGAAATACGGTTGTAGACACGTTTTGATGTCTTGTTTTCAAAAAATGATAGTTGTAAGTCCATTTTAATAATTTTTCAATCTCAACTTCGTTTCAGGCTGTAACCCTACTCTCAGCCTGAATTTCTCATTCTTAATTGTTTCATTCCGCTTCCGGTGTACACGCTCGATTAATTCAGGATTATTCTTCATTGCTGGTACATGCCCTGGCTTGAACTGGTACATTTCACCCCCGGGAACACTCCATCCTTTTTGTCCTTTCGTCGGATTTGGACTACGGGCATCCCTTGCCATTTGTGAGATTTTCTTCCTGTTTTTATCCAGGAACGCAGGTTCTTTCTCTAATCCGAGTTCCCGGGCTTTGCGGATCATAGTCCTCATACTAACCCCAAGTTCATAAGCTAAATCACGGTTAAACGAAGTAGCAAATTTTGAAGTTATGATATCTACCATTTCATCGGTCCACTCAATACCAGTTATCCTTCTTTTTGACGGAATAATTGTAGGAATATAGAGTTCGTAGTAGTGCATGACAAATAAATTATTTTATGTTTTTTAATTTATCCCAGTAGTCACAGGCCATAGAATCGTTAATTTCTAATTTGGTCATGAATTCATGAATTCCGTGGTGAACACTTGCAGCTGAATAGCCAAACATTTTACCTATTTTAGGCTCTGAAAAACGCTTTCTTCTGCTCAAATAATAATATGCAGCAAAACGTGCCCAGGCATATTCTGGCTGCCGTGTCCTTATCGACACATCAATGCCGAGTAATTCAGAAAGTTTCTTTATCATCGTTATTATCTTTTTGATTGAATAAATTGGCCACAAGATCAACTATGTTTTCAGGAATTTCTTCAGTGCTTCCAGTAACGGCGTTGGCAATTCCTTTTTTCATCTGAATGATCTGATACACCTTTTCATCGATTGTATTGCGACCGAGAAAATAATAGCACGTAACGCTGTCTTTTTGACCGATACGGTGCGCTCTGTCCTCGCATTGCACGCAATCCGCATAAGTCCATGGGAATTCTATAAATGCCACGTTCGAAGCTGCTGTGAGCGTTAAACCCACGCCTGCAGCTTTGATGGAACAGATGATTATATCCGTTTCCGGATTGTTCTGAAAACTATCGACTGCAGCTTGCTTTTCATTTTGATTCTCGCGACCGGTTACCGATACTGCTTTCGGAAATGCTTTTTTAAGTCCGTCCACTACTTCATGAAGTGAGCAAAACAAAATGATTTTTTGATTGTTTTCCCGGAAGTCCTGAACGAATTCAACTACTTCCTTAATCTTTCCACGTGCCGAGATCTGACGCAAAATATTGATGCGAACCATTACTTCACCCCTGAGCGCTCTCTGTATCTTTTCATCCGTTGCATCCTTGTATTTGATAAGGTATGAAATCAAATCCTTTTCGGCATCCTGATATTCCTTTCTGTTCGTTATTTCACAAATCATTGTTTGGCGAACCTTGTCGGGCAAATCCTTCAATACTTCATGCTTTTCACGACGGAACATGGATTTATGCCATAGATTGTAGTTTAATTCTTTCAGGTTGCTTGCCTCATTGGGTCCGGAGCAATAGCGCTGAACGAAATGCTTGTAACCGCCAAAGTCTTCCATTCGTCCGAGAATAGACAATTGAGCGACTAAATCTTTCGGCTTATTTACTACCGGTGTACCTGTGAGTTGAACAACATACTCCTTGCCGGCGCTGATTCCTTTTGTGAATTTGGCCTGCTGTGTGGCTGAACTTTTGCATTTATGGCTTTCGTCAATAATTACAGATTTGAAAAGATTTATCGTTTGCCTGAATTCCACATCACGTAATGTCCACCGTTCGGCTTTTTTAATGCGCAGAACGAAGTATTTTTTCAGTGATTCATAGTTGACGATGAAAACCTGATACAATCCGGTTTGCCAAAAAAAAGGCCAACTTTCTTTCACGCTATCGGTGAGAATCATCGCTTTTTTATCAGTAAATTTGTGCCACTCCCGCTCCCAGTTGATTTTGAGAGCAGATGGACAAATAACAAGGCATGGAAAAGCATCAGCGAGATTGATCGTTGCGATTGATTGTAATGTTTTGCCCAACCCAGGGGCATCGGCATTTATAAACCGCTTTAACTCCAACCCGCGACTAATACCTTCCAACTGATATGGATAGGGTTGTATTTTCAATCCGTGTGGAATTTCAAGCTGCTTTAGCTTTGGTAAATCATAAACAACATCCTCGACGGTTTTCGGCGTATTGCCATTCATCCATTCAACCGGTCCGAAATACTTTGCGTAACCGGCAAAACGGTTCAATTGCTCATGGGAAGATTTTGGGACAGTCCATTCTTTTGTTCTGCCATCAAACCTTCTGCCATCGATTCTTTTAATCTGATCGATTAGTTTGGGATGATATTTTACCGCAATACGATAAAAACCGCGAGGATCTTCTGTGATTGTCATAAGGAGTCGAGTTATGCTGTTTCGTCAAATGCTTTGTTCTCTATTTCGGCTTTCTTCTTTCTGCCGCGTTTCTTGGGCTTTTCAGCAGTCGAAAATTCAACCGACACATCTACTCCATCCGGGGCATCAAAATCAAGTGAGAGCTGTTTAACACCCCACTTCTCGTTGAATAGATATTCGGTAGTTTCATAATCACATGCTTCAATATCTGCAGCCAGTTCACCTGCATAATCGTAAGCGTCGGAATCCGCAAACTGAATGAACGGTGAAATCAAATTGAGAACTTTACCCGATTTGAGCAGCTTTTGTCCGATGATGGTAACGCCTGCCGATTCTTCGGAACCACCGTGCGTGTAGCCGGTTATTACATAGCTATTCAAAATTTCGGGGTCGAAATCGTAAATACCTTCGCTTTTGATACGTTCAGATTCAGGCATTTCGCAAAAGCAAACCAGGTGTAGTTTTAGTTTATCCAATGCCTGGCGAAAATCGGTATGAATCATTTGTGCGCACTTCTTGTCGATGGTGTTTGAGTAGTTTTCTTGTGGAAAATACTCATCGTATGTTACTTCGAGTTTCCCATCTTTAATTTTCACTTTTTGGATGGTGTTTTTTGCTGTTTCCATTAAATTGCCTCCCTTTTTACGAACCGTCCTCTTTCATCTCTCTCCGGTACCATTTGCTGATACATCTCGACTGCTTTGCGCAGTGAATCAGCCTGAAGCTTTGCATCGTTTGCCAGTACTTGTAATTGCAGGTTTTCATCTGCTAATCCCCTAACTTGTGCTTCCAGGGATTGAATTCTTCTTTTTAGTTTTTTTGCGAACATAATTTTGAAATTTTAAATTGTGAAACTTATGATCATTTGTCTTTTTGAAAGCCTTCGACGACCATTGAAATAAATATTCCAATAGCGAGGATAAACCCGATAGTTTTCCAGAAATTATCGAACAGGAACTGTACAATTTCCATATTAAAAACCTTGATTTTGATAATTTGAAGTATATTTCATTTCTTCCTTTGCTTTGCTGATTAAGGTCCTACACCAGTCTAATTGATGCGTTGCAGATCTGTTTACTCTCTCACACCAGTCGACCAGATATTGCTGTTCCTTGCAAAGTGATTTGATGATCTGATTAACCGCAGTAGAAGTTGCTTTAGCTTGTTTGCCGGCCTCCCTGATTGTCTCAAATACTTCATCTTTCATTTTCTCGTTCAGGTAATACTTTGCGTCGGCTAAAAGCTTCCCGGAACGAGCGATAAATACTGCTAAGTCATTTCCACGTTCGGCTACTTCTTCGATTTGTTCACTGCAAGTGATATTAAGGTAAGCATCGATCATTCTCAGCTCGTCCAAGATCTGCTCTTGTGGTGTGATGTTTAGGTTCATTTTCTTATACTATTAATTGCCAATACTTGAATGCGAGATCGAGGTATTTCTCTTTACCACGTTCATACGTTGCATCCCCCCGCTGAATAAAATATTTGAATACCTTGCAATTCTTCTTCGAAATGGCATAGATAAAATCCCGGTCACTATCTATTATATCCATGTACCACGCCCTCGACCTATCCCAGTCGAAGAAATCAATCGCTTCTTCAAATTGCTTTTGTGATTCAGCAGCCGTACTTTTCAGATCGCCACCGAAGTGCATCACGTTAAGGTACCAGTCCCACTTGCATCTCGTATCAAGTGTGAATTCAAACCCGCAATAATCAAATGTTTGCCCCTGCCGGATGCTGACCTTCTGCGTATCGGAAAGCTTGAGAACATTCGCCAAGAACGGATCCTTTCTTGATTCAACAAGTAGCGATTTTCTCATCTCTTCCGCAAGCCTGAAATCATCTTCCAGGTATTGAACATCGTCAACTTTCAGGTTGTAAAAATCAACTCTGTGAGGTTCTGTGATCATCGCATCGATAAGTGATCCGAACTTGAAAGCTTTCTCCTTATCCCCGTACTGAGTACGAGGATAAAGGAGATTTTTCAGCTCTGTCAAGTCGGAATTGCTGACTTCTTTACGTCGATAGTATGTATCTGGATTTCCTGACATGGTTTATTTTGCCTTTACATCGTCCACATATTCCACGAAAGCCGACTGGATGAATTCGCTATCCTTGTTCGCTTTCTTTTCACAGAAGGTGATCATCTTCTTGTGTATCTTTTCTAGTTCATCAATTGGCAATTTTGCTCCTTCGCCTAAAAACCACATCTGATATATGTCAAGAAAGCCTTTGGCGTTATTCACGATGATTTTCTTCGTAACCTTTGCTTCCGGAATAGATGTCGGGATTGCAGCTGCAGTTGCACCGAATGATGCAAAGATGCCCGCTTGGGCCGCCTGCGCTTCAAGTCGTAATTTCTCTTCTGCCTCGCGTTTTTTCTGCTCTTCTTCGCGTTTTTTCTTTTCTTCTTCCTCGCGAAGTTTTGCAACTTCTTGTGCACGTGCGGCAGCTTCAGAATCTTGCTTTCTAAGCTCTTCAATACGTTCCAGTTCCTTTTTCTTCGAAGCAAGACGGATAACAAAATCATCTTTCATCGACTGGATATCATTGCGGAATTTTGTTTGATATTCTATGATGAGGCCCGGGACCACTTCTCGCTTTATAGCGGTGATCGCTTTTTCATCGAGATAAACGAATCGGAATTCATCCTTGAATCCTTTAAAATGTTCAGTTGCATCGTAAACTGTTGAGAATTCCGCAATCTTTTTTGAATCGTTTTCGAAGTTTTCAAGTGTTAATCCTGAAAACAGATCAGAGAGTTCAACAGCTTTACCTTCAAAATGCTTTGAGTAGTATTTCTGTAGCGAAAGAGAAAGGTCGGCCCGATACTCGCTTTTTTCGTTTTCTTCAGCCTGGCGTTTGCGTTCCGCTTCCTCGCGTGCTTTCTGCTCTGCGAGTTTCTTTGCAGCATAATTGTTCCGGAAAACTTGCAGTCGTGCAGGTATGGAACTTGCATTCGTGGGGTTTATTTCATTTTCCAACGTGGTGAACTCTTTGGCCACACGTGTAAGCAATTGCGTTAGCGGAGAGCGACGTTCATTCATCTTCTTGACAGTAACCTTGGCCTTATCTATGAAGTCCGATACCTTCGCATCCAGATCATCACTAGTAATAATACCTCCTGCACCCTCAATCGTGTCAAGGAGTGTTTTTCCGGCATCGTTGCAACGTACAACTGAATTTTGATTTTTTGACAGCATGTCCGGAGCTGTCTGAATGATGCTTGTAAATTCTTCTACCTTAATGGGAAGATTTGCTGTTTGTGTTGTTTCTATTGTCATTTTATGAAAGTTTTAAATAGTTATTTTCTTAATGCTTCGTCTATAACTTTTTCTGCCAAATTGAGGCTATGATTGATGTGATCGTTAATACTGCCGCGTTGTGTCGTATTCCAATAATCAACGATAGATATTAATGCTTCGAGCATTCTGGGTGCTGTTGCTATGAGTTGAGCATTTGCTTTTGCTTCATCGTAACTCCACCCTGATACACTGTTAGTTATTTTACATTGATACGGCATTGAAACTATTGAAGTTCCACCTGAAACAACCCATTCACCTTTTGTTCCTTTAAATCTTTCCATCTCAAAATCCCTCCTCTTCGTCTGATTGAGAAACCATAACAGGAGTTGCTTCCTGAACTTCTTCGGGTTCATCAAAACCGTTTTCAACAACTTCAGCTTCAGCATCAACCACACCATAATCGATTTCAGGTTCAAGCTCTTCTATTGATTGCATGTTCGTAAACTTGCCGACACGTACTTTAGGATAGGCATCGAAAGCATGCTTGATCATCTTATTTTCGAGGAAACCAGGATCGATCTGCCCGTCATTCGATGAATAGAGCTCATTTGCTTTGCCTTCTACACGTTTTCTTGCATTGTTGTCCCAATAGCTGTTTGATCGTGATGAAAACCCTTTCAGGCGCTCAATATCACCTTCAAGAAGCCACTGATAGTCCTCTGATCCATCATTGCGGACAATGCGGATGAAAGCACCTATGATCTTGTTTGATTTACGGGGGATGGCAGCTGAGTATGTGATTTTCTTCACACCTCTGTCAAGGTCAATCGAGAAAGTGTCACCTTCATACACGACAACTGGATTATCAGCGTACTTGATTTGGCCGGCCCTCATTCTCATTACTAATTCACCGTAACCGGTAACCGAAACAGATGCTCTCTTTTCATAGATATCCTTTCCGTATTGGTCCTTGTGGCCAGTTTTCGAATTGCGGGGGATCATGTAGCAGTGTGGTCTGCCGGTAGGGTCCAATGAGAGGCCATTGACAGCCATATCAAGGAAGCAACCATAAAGGCTCATCTTGCTACATTCCTGGAGTGTTGGGTTATCCTGCAATACTTTCTGGAAGTTAAATACTTCCTTGTGGTACATTTGTGTACCCTTGTCGGTACCATGAATCGAATTGTACATCTGGATGAACTTCTGTTCAACCATTTTACTTTCCACAATTTGAGTTGCTTCAAGCTTGTTTAATTCGTCGACTTTGATTTGAATTGCTGTGCTCATTTTGATTTGTCTTTAAATAGTTATAAGTGATTCTTTAAGTTGCTCTAGTTTCGTTTCAGCGGTTTTTAATTCCGCATTTACTTCTGTGTAGTATTCTTCAGTTTCGTAAGGCCTTGTTAATTTGTAATTCAAGATCCACAACTGACGTAATAACTCCACGATTTCATTATCATCAATTTTGCTGAGTACTATGCGGAATTGATTTTTTTGAGATTCTGCTTTTTTTTGATTCTGCTTGTATCCATAATCATCCATCTGCCAATACCAGTCGAAAGAGGAGATTATAGTTAGTGCTTCTTTAATTAATTCCTCCATATAATTCCAATATTTACCTGAATATCAAAGCTATAATTACAAGCGACACTACATATATTGCAGCTGCAATGGCGATCACATTTGTGACGATGTTTGATGTCTTCCCGAAAAGAATATCCTCAAGTTTCATTTTGCCGTCTTTTAAATAGTTATCTGAAAATCTTGTTTGCCGGAATGATATTCTGAATATCGAGCATCCGGCTTGCAGTCTCGAGTTCAGTACGTTTGAAATATACTTTGCCACGTTCTTTATTTCCTGTCGGGTAACCTACGATCCAGCGTTTGTGTCTCCAGTCTTTGATTAATCTGCTGCCGTATTGTTTTTTGGCTTGTGATTCTGTTACAATTTCGTGGGTGATTCCTAAATCGTTAAGAGTGTTGTGCACTCCGATCTCTATTGCTTTACTGATAATTGTTTCGATTACTCTGTCTTCCATAATTATACAACTGTTAAAATTGAGTTATAAAGCGAGTTGGATTTTGTATGCTTAACACCTCGACAACGCTTTGCCGGGCTGTTGTTTAATTATTGAATTTTAAGCTAATCGGGTAATTCTTCGTAAGTGAAACGAACAGATTTGCAGTTGAGTGTAGATTTGTAAATTTGCACTCTCATTGCTTCCAAGTCGGTTGTTGTACGCCTGTCGTTACTAACTTTACGATCTCCGTTTATCAGTTCGCAGATGATTTTTGTAATTACTAATTTCATTCTGTCAATGGTTGAAAAGGTTATTGTTCTTTGCGTATAAGTAAAATTCAGCGAGAGAATGTGTTCCGGTACGCTTGAAAGCATTGCGCTTGTGTGTACGTACAGTTTCGGTAGACAAGCACATATCATCGGCGATTTGCACTGTAGATTTATTCTTGTAGTAATTGCTCATCACCTCAATTTCACGTTCCGAAAGATTCGAGTTGAATCTAGGTCTACAGATAATTCCTTCATGTGGGCACTCTCCACGTAACGGGCATTCAACTTCTTCAAAATTGAAATATCCGAATTGATCGATATCAACTACACTGTCAAAGCGGCCCCAGTTGCAGCGGATAAACCGGCTCACGATTGAATATTCGAAGTGTGGAATGTTAAAGCGTTTTTTATCGAAATGCTGTGATAGCCTTGCAAGTGTATCGGGATGGAAATCACCGATTTTTTGCATCATTGCGGAAATGAAATTACGGTCGTTCTCCTTTAGTTCCCGAACACCTTTTTCATCATGAATCATAATCCCTCCATTCGGGGTACGGTAGAATTCGATGTTTTTCATACGGCGTCAGGAAAAAGGATTTCAGGTGATGAATTCAAGTGTTTTGCGATCTTTTCCTGGACGTGAAACGGAGGTGTGTTTTGTCCCAAACACCAGGTCCTTACAGTTTCCGGAGTACGGCCAGTGAGTTCAGATATCGCCTCCAATAATTCATCTTTGGGTTTTGCTGCTATTACGCGTGTCGCATTGGGTAGTTTGGCATAATACTCTGTAAGAGGTAAATTTTTAAAATCAGAGTTGTTAATCTTGATTTTTTCGGTTTTTTTATCCATCTTTGTAATGTTTAAAATAGTTATACTTCGTGTTCCCTGTTTTAAATAGTTATTGAAAATGAGGGTGGAAATTCATAGATTGGCGTCGCTGAAGCCACCCTCAATTTTAAGTTTGCATTGTCGTCATTTAATCACTCGATTTCAGAGTTATTAAACTTAGATGTTGCAAAAATATGAACTTATTTCATATTATGCAAATATTTATAAGAATAAATTTCATATTTCCTGAAATAATTTTTATATGTCTATAAATCAAGAACTAAAAAAGATCATATCTGAAATAAAATACAATTTCGAGATAAATCAAGCTGAGATAGCTGATAAACTAGAGGTTACGCCTACTTATTTATCAGATATGATTAACGGTAGAGTTCCCTTTTCAGACAGTATAAAGATCAAAATATATGAAGTTTTCAAAATAGATATCAGAGAAAATACGAACAATCTTCTTATTGACGAATTAAACTACGATTTGATCGATACCGAAGAAAAATACAAAAAAGCTATTGCGGCTGGTTTAAAGATGTTACCTGAAGTAGATTTTATATTTTCAGCTGGTCAAAAGGCATTGACAGCTAATACAGATACAACGGTTAGATTTTGGCACTTGCCAGATTGTGAGGATTGTGAAGCAATTGCAAGAATGGCTGGAAATTCAATGATGCCGACCTTACCTCCTGGATGTCAGTTGGCATTAAAAAGATATGGATATGACATTACCAGGCCAAACACTATCGCATTTGGTAATATGTACGGAATAGTTGTAGAGGACCCATCGACGGGCCTATGGCATGGACATATTAAAGTGTTGAGACGTCATAGAGATCCTGAATTGGCAAAGAAGTACTGGATTGCTCATTCGATAAATACAGCTGAGTATGATGATTTCGATATTGATTTAACCTTGGTGCGCGGATTGTGGGTTGTAAAACAGCATGTGGTTACAAACGTATTATTATAGACAAATATAAGAGTAATAAACATGTTTACTCTCAAGTTCAAAAGATCTAAATCGAAAAACTATCCGCTTGTCAAAAAGCTAGCAAATAATTTTATTGAACATACCTTTGAGAATGATCTACATGTAATACATTTATCTATCAAAGAATTATTTGAGAAATGGGATTACTTCAATCTCATGTTCTGGAAATCGGTAGATTGGGTAGGATCGACATTTGGGTATGATGGTTTTGATTTGCATGGACATGAAGACAAGACGAGGATATTCTATGCATTGCAGACAGCCCATGTGAAATGGATATGTTTATCTGAAGGATATTTATCGCAAATCGCACCGGCATACTTCGACGAATCACTTATTGAAAGAATTAAAGGGGAGACATTTAATAGTGAAGATACCGACAGAATTTTGGACTATATACTCGCGGAATCAAACCGGAAAGAGTATGAAAAGGAATATGGATATTTGGAATTTAGAACACCACTCCGAAATAGTGATTTTTTCGGGAGATATCTTTTGAGAGAGGAAAAGAAATTACTTGAAAAAAATAAAGATGGATCAGATTGATAAGGATAAGATCATCGCATTACAGCGCCAAAAGATTGAGGATTTAAGTATAAAAGTGAACGCTTTGGAACAGGAGGTCGCCCTACTCCATCATGAAATAAAACAGCAAAAAAAGGCGAAAAAATCGCCCACTCTTTGAAATATCTTATAAATAAAAAACCAATATCGCATAAATGGCTATAATGCAACTTGTTGCAAGGAAACAAAACACTCCTTACAAGCAGAGGGTCGGCGGTTCGAATCCGTCAACGCCCACACCAAATGATCAAGCACTTATCGAAATTTCGATAGGTGCTTTTTTATTTCTCGCACATAATTCGCACATAACTTTCCCGCACGCCTCATATACTTTTCTTACTCTCATTAGCTTTGTTTTAATAAAAACAATAGACCCTTCCTCTTTTTTACGTCTTACAAGTCGCATTATGAGAACTTTTTCGAAGTTCCTGACAGTTGGACATGGGTGAAGTTAGGCGAAATTGGTGATTGGCAATCAGGTTCAACACCTAGTCGTTCGAATAAAGATTATTTTAATGGAAATATTTTATGGCTTAAAACAGGTGATTTGAAAGATAATTATATTTATGAGATTCCTGAAAAAATAACAGAGAAGGCTTTAATTGAAACATCACTTAAGGTAAATCCTATCGGCAGTGTATTGATTGCAATGTATGGGGCAACCATAGGGAAAGTGGGTATTCTAACACAACCGGCAACCACTAATCAAGCATGCTGTGCTTGTTCAAATTTTAAGGGAATAAGCAACTTATACCTTTTTTATCTATTGATTGCATATAGAGATTACTTCATTCAGTTGGGAGAAGGAGGTGCTCAACCAAACATCTCAAAGATAAAAATAACGTCAACTTATATTCCACTTCCTCCTCTCGCAGAACAACACAGAATAGTTTATGAAATTGAAAGATTATTTGAACTTGTCGATACTGTCGAAGAAAATAAACTTTCCTTAGAGCAATTCATCGCACAAACCAAATCCAAAGTTTTAGACCTTGCCATTCGAGGTAAACTTGTACCGCAAGACTCTAGCGATGAACCTGCTTCGGTACTTTTAGAGCGAATAAGAAATGAGCAAAAGTTTAAGAAAACGACTTCTGATAAATTTCCTTATCCGTTTGAGATACCTAAAAATTGGGAATGGTGTAGGTTACACGACATTGCAGATGTTTCTTTAGGAAAAACATTAGATCGGCTAAAAAACACAGGAGTGTTTAAGTGCTATCTAAGAAGTATCAATGTTAAATGGGGAATTATAGATTTATCTGATGTGAAAGAAATGAAATTTGAAGAAGAGGAGGAAGAACGATATAGTCTTAAATATGGGGATTTATTGATTTGTGAAGGCGGGGAAGCTGGTAGAGCTGCTGTTTGGAAATACAAGGACAAATCAATGCGGTACCAAAATGCGATTCATAGAGTTCGTTTTAATTTTGATTTTGAAGCCGATTTTTATATGTATGTCTTTTGGCATTATCACAACTCAAAGATTTTAGATAAATACAGTAAAGGTGTTACAATAAAGCATTTAACAGGACAGGCTTTGAAGCAAATGAGATTCCCTTTACCGCCTATAGCAGAGCAAAAACGCATAGTTTCTCAAATTGAAAATATGTTTTTTCAATTGGATATTATTGAAGAAGCTTTAAAAGCGTAGAATTCTACTTTCTACGCTTTTAGTTGGTTTACCATGTAACTATTTTATCAACAATACTTTGTTGTTCACTTGCGGTTCTACGCAAATAAATGCGAGTGGTTTCGATGCTTTCATGACCCATTAAATCGGCTAATAACGAAATATCATTAAACTTTTCAAGGAAATTTTTGGCAAACCGATGCCGAAATGAATGCGGATAAATAACTTTTTTATTGAGACCGTATTTTTCTGCAAAATATTTGAGTTGTTGAGCAATTCCTCTTGCTGAAATCCTATCACCAAAGCGATTTTTGAAAATATAACCTGAGCTTATTTCTTTGTTTTTTAGCCAAATAGTAGCCTCATCTCTAAGTTTCTTGGGTATGTAAAGACGCCTAATTTTACCGCCTTTGGTGTACAAATCCAAATAGCCTACTTCTATATGTTCAACTTTTATTTGAAGCAGTTCGCTTATACGAGCACCGGTCGCGGCAAGAAACCATATAACAAAATACCATTCGGTATATCCGTCATTTTTTAGTTTGGTTTTCAGAAACTTATAGTCCGCATCGCTGACCACGTTTTCAAGAAAATTCTTCTGCTGAACTTTTACGAATTTAAGTTTCAAACGCTCTTTGTTGGTAAATTCAAGAAACTTGTTTAGTGCCTGCAATCTTAAATTCACAGTTTGAGGTTTGAAGTGTTCGATTAAGAAACCCTTGTAAGCCAATAGGTTTTCTTTGTCAATCTTTTCGTATTGGGCAATAAAATGATTGACAGTCCATACATAAGACCTAATCGTGCTTGCGGAAAGGTCGTTCTTTTCAAGAAATTTTTGAAATTTTGTTACCATATTTTTTGTTGTTTAAAAATTTACGGTAACAAAACGTTTTTTTTAAGTATTCGCCTGTAAGTTTACTTGCATTTTATCCAACATCTTGAAAATCTCCTCGATTTTTTCAACTATTCGTAGTTGTTCGGATAGCGGGGGAATTGGGTATAAAAAAGTAGTGATATTGGTGTTGTTTATCGAAGGAGAATTATCTCCTTTCATAAATGAATTCAAGCCGTTTATTACATAGTTAGATAGCATTAGAAAATATAAATACCTTGGATATAGCAATTTGTTTGGTTTGCATACGTAAAAACCCGTTGATGCTATACACTTATCATGTTTTCTGTCAACATAAGCAATGTTTTCAAGGTACGGTCTTACCATTGAGAATAATGTATCGCCCTTATTTATCAATCTACTAGCTCTGCTTGGAGCCTCAGAGACTTTTAACTTCCTACTTTCTTTGATTACATGTTTTTCATTGTCAATGGCTTCAATATCTATGTAATTAAAGTAATCTCCGACTGGTTTCTTGTTTTCCATTGGATTAAAACAGGTGAACCCATTAGCCCAAATCCAACCACTCGGCACTTCAAACGGATAAGGAAATTTATCGGAAGTTGTTTTTGATAATTTCAGCTCCTTCCGTATTCGCTCTAAAAGTACCGAAGCTGGCTCATCGCTAGAGTCTTGCGGTACAAGTTTACCTCGAATGGCGAGGTCTAAAACTTTGGATTTAGTTTGTGCGATATATTGCACCAAAGAGAGAGAGCTATCTTCAATTTCATCGATTACTTCGATAACAGAATCTGCAATACGAACTATTCGTTTTTGTTCTTCTATGGGAGGTAAAGGAAAAAGTGCATTTTCTCCATCATGAGTACCCAATCTGGGCATTTTAACTCCATAGCAACATTCTGCAGTATATTCCAAAAAATAACTAGACATTAATACATGTCTTGCAAACTTAGGAACAACAAATCCATTAAAATCCAAAGGCAGAATTTCGGTAGTACAGTATCCTTCGACGTCGGCAACTAAAACTTTATTCAAATAGGTCCTTAGTTTGCTGTATAAAACATCTCCTTTTTTGAATTTATTTCTTACACTTTTGGTCTCTTTTTCGTTTTTATGAACTCGTTTTAGCAGTTTTCCCGTATCTTTCTCAATATCTTCCAAATCCAAAATCCATGCATTCTCGTTTATTTCTGATGGACTAGCCTTTTCATTTTTCCCATAATCGCAGAGATTACCTAATTTCACCCACTCCCAGCTCTCAGGCACCTCAAACGGCACTTCCTTCTCATAATGCGACTTAGCACCACTTTTTTTCTTATCCGCCTTAATCTTTTTTTCTTTGATTAGACGTTCTTTCTCAGCTCGTATTCTTTCGAGCAATACAGATGCAGGTTCGTCATTTGGGTCTTGTGGAACGAGTTTACCACGAATGGCAAGGTCTAATATTTTTTGTCGTAATTGTTTCGTGTTCATATTTTATCATTAGCAAGTTACAAGCAAGTTAAAAACCCAACTTTAACATCTCATAATCAACACATTAATGGTTTAAGTTGATGTAAAAGCAAGTTGCAGGCATGTTAATTCTCCTCAATTTTATCAATTATCTCTTTCAACTTACTCATTGCTTCGGCGATATTAGCCGTTTTTTCTTCCATCATAGCCATTAATTCGGCAAGCGAATAGTCCACAGTTTCTTCTCCTGTCCGTAACCACGTTATATCCAGACTGGTTTTATCACGCGAAATCAACTCGTCGTAACTGTATTTTCTCCAACGTCCGTCGGGATTTTCTTCCGAAAACGTTTCCACTCTATTTTTATAGCACGCTACAAACTCATCCAAATGATGTCGTTGAATAGGATTGGTAGCCAGCGTATGCTTGATATTTGTTCGGTAATCGTAATACCACACATCTTTGGTTTTCGTGCCTTTCCTGAAAAACAAGACATTGGCTTTCACTCCTTGGGCGTAGAAAATCCCTGTTGGTAGTCGTAGAATAGTATGCAAATCAAAATCTGTTAATAGCTTTTTGCGGATAGTTTCCCCCGCACCACCTTCAAAAAGCACATTGTCGGGCAAAACGATAGCCGCACGACCGCCGTTTTTCAACATCAACATAATGTGTTGCAAGAAATTCAACTGATTGTTTTTGGTGGTAACATACAAATCGTCGCGCATAGCTGAAATATCGGTAGAACCGGCAGGGCGAGTTCCGAAAGGCGGATTTGCAAGCACTACATCTACCAATGTTGTCGGTGTACGCTCCAGCGAATCCTGACAACGAATGGGCGTATGCTCCGTACCGATACCGTGCAGGTAGAGATTCATGGACGCAAGCGTTACAACCAAAGGTGTAATATCATTCCCGCTTAGCGCTTCGTCGCGCAAGAAACGAAGTTTTTCACGGTCTTTACTTTGCGATTTCATGTGGTCGAAAGCGGATAGCAAAAATCCACCCGTACCACAAGCCGGATCGCAAACAGTTTCAGTAATCAACGGGTTGGTAACTTCTACCATGGTATTTATCAATGCTCGGGGCGTAAAGTACTGCCCGGCACCGCTTTTCTTATCCTGACCGTTTTTCTCTAAAATGGTCTCGTAGATTGAGCCTTTTAAATCACCGTCCATCGAAAGCCAATTTTCGCCTTCGATAAGCGAAATCACTTTTTTGAGCAATACGGGTTGCTCAATTTTATTGTGCGCTTTGGTAAAAATAGTGCCAATCAGGTCATCCTGATTACTAAGAATTTTCAGCGTATCTTCGTATTTGCGCAGTAAATCCAACCCGTCGAGTGTTGTCAGTTCATTCCAGCCGTATCCTTTTGGGATAGCGCTTGAAAACCCTAACTGCACTTTTTCTTCGTCCATTTTTAGGAACAACAAGTACGTGAGCTGAATAATATAATCAGTAAATCCCACACCGGCAGCCGCGATAACATCGGCAAGTGTCCAGACTTTTTTGATTAGGGATTGGGAAGTGGTGGTTTGTTTTTTTGACATGTTGTTTGTTAATTGTTTTCAGCTAAATCTTCATTCCACAAGAGTGGATGAATATCATCTACATTGCTTGGCTTTCCTTTATCATCAAATTGAGAAAAAACTTTTAATTGAATACAATTTGTTTTTTTCTTATATTGGATTTCTACATTGATGTCAATACAAGCCAATATTTTTTGAGACAAATCTTTTTCTGTTGAGTTCTTTTCTATTTCTTTTTTTATTTCCTCATTTTCTTTTTTGTTTAAGTCATTTAGTCCTGCATAAATGTTAAATGTTTTATCTATTTTCTCTAAATTAAATTTATCCAAGTAATTTTGGTCTTTGATTTCTTTGAAAATCATATTTGGCAAGTCTTCTTTTCTAAGTACGAATAATGATTGAGAAACTAAGTCATTCATATAATCTATTTCGATTATTTCTATGTCTTTGTAAAACCATTTTTCTTCTTTTTCTTCTAACCCACCACCCGAAAAAGATTTTAAGTAATCAAGATATAACCCAACTGCAATAATTACAAATTCATCAGAGTTTATTTTAAGATTATCCACAGCAGTGAACAAATCTTTTTCTGACAACAGATACTTTTGTGGCAAAATAAGAATAAATATATTTATTGAATAATATTTAAATTGTTGTGCAACAGCTTCGGCTGTAATAGAATCTGAGTTTAAATAACTAACATCTTGATTTTCTCCAAATGCTGCTTTTTCTAAAATAAAATTTTTTCCTCTGATTGAGTAGCTCTGATACTCATTACCGATATTATTATTTTGAAAAATCATTAAGTATTTTTGAAAAATAGGATTTAGAATGCTATTAGTTTTTTCCATAAAAACACTTTCCATATCAGGGGAAATCGGTTGTTCTTTTTTAATTTGGTTAAATTTACTTTCAATTTCTTTCTTGAAATTATCAATTAGAGTATTTGGTTCAATTTTACTATTTTCTGAAAACCAGTTTTTATTTGATAAGTGCTCTAAACCTAATGCTTTTAAAATCTCTGAATTTTCAAGATATTCATTTACAAAATATTTCAAACTATCCAAATTATCTTTCCATCGGTTTAACTCCGATAATTCTTGAGGTGGCTGAGGCATTGTTAAGGTCTGAGAATTAACATAATACTCGTGTAAAGTGTATTGACGAAGAAATAAAATTGCCAAATAACGTTTAATCCACATTCTAATTATATCGTCAGAATTAATATCTGAGATATCAGGGAACCAATATTTTTGTTGATAATACACCGGATTAAGATACTCATATCTGTCAACTTGCATATAACGTTCAATTACCTCGCGCATTTCTTCAGGCACTAATACATATTTGGGTGGTTGCTGTTGGGTAAAGTACATTAATTCTTTAATTGTAGAGTATTTATGCTGATATAATAATAATCCACCTAAGGTATAATGAAATTCCAAAAAGTCTTTTCGCTCTTTTTCTCTTTTATCTATTTCAGTTTGATTTCTTAAAACAGAAGGAATAGTTGAATAATCATAATCAGGATAGATTATTGGCATAAAAAGATTAAATAGTTGGTGTGCTTTTCGCCAATATGATAATACGAAATCATTCCGATTGTAATAAATACATTGCAATAAAAATCTCCATAAGTAAGAGTAGGTTTTCTGACTAATTATTGTTTTTTGATAGCTATCAAGAAACAAATCAAAAATTGTATTATCATTGAAAATTGAAATAGCTTTCTTATTGTTTTTACATAAAATCTCATTTGCTTCAATAAATGTGTCGTATAGCTCTTTCGGATATACTATTTCTTCTCCTTCTTTTCCTTCTCTAAATTTAAAAAATTCATTAAAATAGAATTCCCATACTTTTTTTGCTAAAGGCTCATCTACCGTTTGTATTGAGTAATTTAATATCTTTGAAATAGGATGGTAATATGTCCCTTCTTTTTTATTAGTGCTTTTATTTTGCTTTTCAACAAAGTGATTAAATAAATAACTTGGAACAAAATAAACATAGATAAGATGAGTAATGAAAAAGGTCATTACTATTAAAGAAACTGTGTTTATAATGACAAATATCAAAGCTGAATTGTCAATTGCCCACCCCCAGTTTACACAAGAAGGAATTTGAAGGAACCAAAGAATGTAGCTAAAAATAGATGTAAGCAAAACAATTAAAAATACTTTGGTTATTAATTCTTTTCTGAAAACTTCTATTAGAATAGGTGATTTGTATTTATCATCAATCCTTGTTATGGTTTGAATAAGCAATGGTAAGCCCAAAGCAAATATTGCAATAATCATTGGGATTAATGCAACGTTTATAATATCCGGATAATCTGAGAAAATATTCATTCTTATTGACTTATTATTTCTTTATCCCACTTTTAACATCCACCCACTTAAACTTCCCAGCACTTCATTTACCACATCGGCAGAGCCAAAACTCTGTACCATTTGGGCAAAAACGGTAAGGTTTTCTTCCCGCAATTCGTTATTAGTATATGTTCCGTTGGCTACGATATACCCTACAATTTGGCGCATGATTTCTTTTTGCTTTTCGGTAAGCGGGCGTTGTGCCTGTCCGCACCAAAGCTCGAAACGTTGTGCCGAAAACGAAGCCAGCGATTTAAGCTCGGGGATTAACTTAAAAGCGTACCGCACCAGTTGGATAAGATTAGTTAGGCTTTCACGTTCGGTTTGAGTTTGCAGTTTGATAACTTTATTCGTTTCTATAACCGAATAAGAATTCCATAAGCGTAGTGGTGCAAAACGAACATCTGCCGACAATAGTTTCCGTCTTAAATCGGCAAGCAAAGCATACGTAATCGGTTCGTTTTGGTTGTTGTAAATAATGCGCAACGCTTCAATTTCATCGCGGCGCTCATTTACATAGTTTTCAAATGCTTGAGTAGTCGAAACGGCTTCTTCTCGCGAAAATCCTGTGAAAATGGTTTCATCTTCACCGGGAATTAAAATGGTGAGAAATCCGGCATTTAATGTGAGCAAGAGCTTGCGGGCTTCGGGATTGTTTGCCAATAATGCAACCAACGCTTTCCGTTCGCTGTTGGGTTGGTTCGTATTGTGAAATGTGGGTAGCAAATTATTTTCCAACGCGTTGAAGATGGACATGGCAAGGTCGTACATTGAAACTGTTGCCATTTCGATAAACTCGGTTCTGTGTTTGTCCTTGCTTTTTGCATTTATCCTCGAAATTCGGCTTGCAAGCAAATTCAGATAATCATCGGAGAGAAATCCGTGCGTAATCCGCTCTAACAGTTGTTCCAATGTAGGATTTACCGGAACAGAAATCGTTCCCTCTTGGGGTTTTGGCAGGTATTTCTCACTCTCGGTAACGCCAACGGCATCTACCAAATAAAACAGGTCTTTACTAATGGCGTTCGGCGTTACGTTGCGAAGTTGCTCATCGCCAATTATCCGAACACCACGCCCTTTCATCTGCGTGTAAAGGATTGCCGACCGAACATCTCGCATAAAGAGTAAAACTTCCAACGGACGAATATCGGTTCCGGTTGCCACCAAATTGACTGTAACTGCTATACGGAATGTTTTATCGTTTCGGAAACGACGTATCAATTCGGAACTATCGCCCGCCGAATAAGTAATTTTTTGCACAAAATCAACGGTTTGGTTTTCGAAAACTTCGCGGGCAATATCCACAATTCGGGTAGCGTGTGCATCATCTTTTGCAAAAATCAAGGTTTTGGGAGTATATCGAAAATCGGCATCACGTTCGGGAAACAAATCTTTGTAAAGGGCATTCCGAAACTCTTGCAACACCAAGCGGATTTGTTCCGGGTTAACCACCGAGCGGTCTAATTCTGTTTTGAGATATTCGGCTTCCTCTTCGGCAACTAAATTTCGTTGTTCGCCTGTGTACTTCGTTATTTCTCTAACTTTCTCTGTTTGCTGAATGATTCCACCTTCTTCACTTACTTTTGTTTTGATACGATAAATGCGATAATTCACGTTGATTCCATCGGCAATGGATTTCTCCAACGTGTAATCGATTACTAAGTTATTATTGAAATAAGCAAGTGTTTCTGCCGTGGGTGTGGCGGTAAGACCTATTGTGCGGGCGGTATTGAAGTAATTCAGCACCTGTTGCCATTTTCCGTAAATAGAACGGTGGCACTCATCTATGATAATTAAGTCGAAAAAGTCAGCCGGTAGTTTTAAATCCTCATTGAGGATAATTTCTTTTTCGTCGTCCTGAAAGTCTTCGTATTCATCGTCATCATCAATTTCGTCACCGGTCAGCATTGCAAACAGTCGCTGAATGGTAGTAATAACAACGTTGCTTTCAGGAGCAATAGTTGGCGATTTGAGTCTTTCAACAGCAAAAATGGTATTAAATGGTTCTCCTGTTTCTGTTAAACGAAACGTCCCAAACTCTCCTTCTGCTTGCTTGCCCAAATTATTTCTATCCACCAAAAACAACACTCGTCTGATTGGCGTATAGCTCAACAGTCGATAGGCAGACATACACGCAGTAAAGGTTTTTCCGGCACCCGTTGCTAATACCATCAACGCACGTTTTTGTCCGTTTCGGAAACTGTTTTCCAATGCCGTTATTGCGTCAAACTGGCAGTTGCGCAATCCTTTGGGGGAAAGATAAGGTAAGCCGGCTAAAGGATTCTCGATACCTGCCAATATAGCCAGTTCTTTGGGCGTGTGCATCTGTTGTAGGGGTTCATATTCGCTTTCACCGCTTCGTATATCCCTAAACAGCAATTCTTTCCCGTTTGAAAGATAAATGAACGGCAATGGATTTTGCCAATGTTGATACCACTTCAACAGTTTGCAGGCATATTTTTCAGCCTGCTTGGCAACCGCATCTGTCAGCGGTACGCCTTCTTTTTTTGCTTCAATTACTCCGATTGCTTTCCCCTCAATAAAAAGCAGGTAGTCAGCTTCGAGATGCCCTTTCAAAATTCCTTCGGTTACAGCTACCGCCGACATGGCGGGCGAGAAGTTGGCTCTATCAACCACATTCCAACCAGCAAATTGCAGTTTGTTGTCTATTTCTATTCTTGCTTTCTCTTCGGGGTGCATATTCATTCGTATTAAATGAAAACTTCCGATAATGAGAAATTATCAGAAGTTATATGCAAATGTAAGGAAAATTATCGGGTTTTAGATTTTTTTAGTTGATGAAATACAAATACAATGATCAGGTTTGATAATTTCTGCTATTATTTTGTGTTTTTATTATCAGAAATTTGAAGTTGCTAACAAAATCACATTCTCCGTCCCTTTCTCTTCTTCTGTTGCGCCCTCAGTCTCCGTTGAAAAGCCGTTTCCTCATAATCCTCACCGTGAACATTCAGCAGACTGCCGATGCCGGATGAAATTTCGCCTGCGATATTTGCCGTAGTCTCCATCGCGGATAGCCCGAGGTTTTTTTCTTGCTCCACCGACGGTTCGTAAATCGGTACAACCGTCTGTCCGATTTGTGGTTTCACGTCTTCCAACCCGAATTGGCGAAACAGCGAACGATACCCAAATTCTCGCCCGATTTCCGATGCTTTGAACGTTTCACCTTCGTACAAAAATCGAAAACCGTAGGCTTTGTCTTGTTTGTTTCGCATGGTTTGGATGGTTATGCCCTGTTTTTGAAGTTCTCCGGCGAAAGAAAGAAAACCCTCTTTTCCGGTACCGACTTTCTCGCCCAAGAGTTTGTAAGCGATTTTTCGCACTTCGTCTTTCTTTGTTTCCCGCGTTTTATCCGCTTTCGGGTTTTGGTATCGTTTTTTCCCCACCACCTGGTTGGCGATGGTCAGTCCCATTTCTCCGGCAATTTCCTCGGCAGCTCTTGCCGATCGGTTGCTTACAAAATCCGTCTGATACACCTTGCCGTCTATCCCGACTCGATTGGCAATCAGATGGATGTGCCTGTTTTTAGTATCTTTGTGCGATACGGCAAACCATTGGTGGTTTTCCAATCCCATTTTTCTGGCAAATGAGGTGGCGATTTTGTTTAAATCTCCGCTTTTCAGTTTCGTAATATCATCGGGCGCGATGCCGATTTCGAAGCGAAGAAACTTGTTTTTGCACCGATTGCCGTATTGATTCACAAGCTGCATATCCCGAAGAATTTCGCCGGCAGTGTAACCTGCAATCATATTTCGGGCAACAAATCCGTTTAGTTTGTTCTCCTTCAATACGTAATTTATCACGTTGCGTCCGTGCGAAACGGCTTTGCCTTTTGCTATCATTTTCGCCCGAATTAAGCCTTAAAAAACTGCTCGATAACCTCTCTAATTTCCTTTACAAGCGATTGCGTTTCGGCGTACAATTTGCTGTCTCTACTTTTCATAAAATTACCGATATAGGTAAATCGGTTGGCATATTGGTAGAGTAGTTTAATCCCGATTTGCTGCATTTTCGAGAACTGCGGAGCTGCCACAACTTTTCCTTTCAGGAGCATTTCGCGGGTAAATTCCGAGAGGGATTTCCCTGCCGATTTCGCCTTTTCGGCGATGCGTTTTTTATCGGCTTGCGTGCAGCGGATTTTCAATTCGCTGTCTTTATTGTTTGTCATATAGTTGAAATTTAGGTTGAAAAACCGTGTTTTTCGGCTGACGAGAACGCAGTGATTGCAGCCAAATCCTCCCCGCCCGAAGCGGGGACAAGATTCAGTTTGTGGGAACAAACTGACGTCTTGCACGCTAATTCGAAAAGTTTGCCGGGCATCGGAAATTCTGCTTGCTCGGTGTGCTTGTCGTTCTCCTTTATTTTTTAAAATTTTAGTCGTTTTGGTTTCTGTTTTGTTTGCGGGATTTCCATCTTTTTCCCACACAAATAATCGTTCACGTCTTTGAATCCTGCGTATCTTTTTGAAATATCCGCGACGGGTAAATTCAGTTTTTGCAGTTTTTTCAACGCCTGTTTTTCGGCTTCGTCGTTATCCAAAAAAGCGTTGATTTTTTCGTGTTTCGAGAGAAACGGAACGGCTTTTTCAAGGTTGGTAATTGAGTTCAACACGACGGCTGAAACATCGGCTTGCCGTGCCTGCATGGTGAGCAAAGAGAGATAGTCCATAAATCCTTCGAAAAGATGAACGATAGGCGTTTTCTTATCGAAAGTGGTGATTTCTTTGGGCGGAAGGCAACCTTTGAAATAAGGATTTAAGGTTTCGAATCCACCCATATCGTTGGGGAAAGCGATACCGAAATAGGATTTTCCTTTCAACGTGTAATGTACTTCTTTGCAATATTGCCGTGCCAATTCGACAGCGATTTTTCGCTTTGTAAGTAGTTGGATAAGTGCCGGATGGGTAAGCGGTTTTATCTCGATGTTCGATATTTCATCTGAAATCTCTTGCCGTCGAAAAGGAAAAGACGATTGATGTGTTTGGGGATTGGGGACGGCTTGTTCAATGGCTCGCAACACTTCCGAAACGCTGTCGGTTTGGTGCAGTTTCATCGCCAAATCAATAATACTGCCCTTGTCGCCACTTCCGAAATCGTGCCATTGGTTGATGCCGAGGTTTACTTTGAACGACGGCTCTTTTTCGTCTCTGAACGGCGATTTGTACCAAAGGTTGTTTCCGTTTTGCTTCGTCGGATATATTCCGATACGTCCGAGATATTCTTCAATTTTGATTTGTTTGGCTTGTTCCGAATTCATTTTTTTAAGGTTTTTGTTGGTTGATATTTTTTCTTTTCGTCAGCAAAACGTTTTTTTGCCGAAAAGCTTTGTAGTAAACGGTTTGATTAAAATTTGCCCCCAAACCGAAAATAAGTGATGAATTTGATGAATTGAAGAAAACGGGGATAATACTCTGATTATCAACATTAGTTTTACTCATCAACCGCTCATCATTTTATCACCCGGGTATATCCCGATGAAAGAGAAACAATCGCTTTTTTCTTTCATCGTCCTTTTGTTTGATGAGTATTTGATGAAGGTTTGATGAGTACATATATTCTTTATTATTAAATAGATAAATAGCAAATTCATCAATTCATCAAAAAATAAGCGTTCAAAAACTCCCGCGACACGGTATAAAACCTTCCGGTCTTTTTGGTTTCGCAAAATGAAATATTTCGAGAAAGGTCGCCCACCGGATTGTAAGTGGTGTACGTGAGCGTGTTCGGACTGGGAGATAATTCCCAATGGTTTTTCACGATTTTCCGCAAACGGGAAATATCGGTATCGATACCTTGAAAAATCAACAACGACCGCAAATCTGTCAGGCAGAAACTTACGCCCTCAACTTGCTGAACATCCATTATTTCCAAAAACAGCTCTTTCATCTCCACTTCCAAAGAATTGCGATTGTAGTCGATGATGCGTTGCAGGGCATCGGTGTGTAAAAGCGAATGCTCAAACCACATTCGCGATTTCTTTTCGGTAGAAAGTTTCCGATTGGAAAGGAAGTGCAGAAATGCCGGAATTTCTTCTCGTAATTTGTGCCTGATTTCCGTGTCGGTTTTGTCCAAAACAGGTAGTTTTCGTACCCAATAACGCGTTTCGCCGGGTTGAATCATGATCGGATTGAGCTCATTATTGGAGCAAAGCAAGAATTTGCCGAAAAACACAGTTTCTACACGGTCTTTTCCTTTGGCTTCGCTCTTGAACTGAAAGGCGGTACTCAAATTCTTTAATCGTTCGCTGTCTTGCTGTTTGTCAAATAACACTTCTTCGATGCCGATTAGCAGTTTGTTAGCCCAGTCGGAATTGAACTGGCTCCGAAAATCTTCGTTGGTGTTGAAGGTCATATTTTTTCCAAAAATATCTTTCAGCAAATTCAGAAAAGTAGATTTTCCGGTGTTTCGTTCTTTGGATAAAAGCAGGATGATAGGAAGTTTTTCAACCGGATGCAAGTACAGTAGCTGAATGTAGTCCAATCCCATTTCGTACTGTTCGCCAAAAACGTGTCGAATGACAGACAGAACGGTTTGGCATTCGCCCGGCTTAGGCGAATGCTCAAACGGTTCGTACAGGTTGAAACAGTTGCCCACTCTCTCCCGGTACCGGGTGTGAGAGGGCACGATACAGAAATCGTCGTATTTAGGAATTTGGCTGATGAAATCCTTTCCGTGGTCTTGACGGATGGTTTCGATGCTCCACGCCACACGTACTTTTGCCGTTTCTCCCGAAAGAATGGGTTTTTCCACTATTTTATAATAGGTGGTGCCCACTCGGATGTAAGATTCGGTTTTCATGGCATCAACGCATTTTTCGACGTGCGCTTTGTGCTACGGTGCGAATGGTTTCTGTGGCGTCGTGTTTGGGTTTGGCTTGACTTTCAGCCCATTCCAGTATCTCTTTTCGAGAAAAAACGAGCTTGTTGTTATACATTTTGTGGGGAATTTTTCCTTCGGAAGTGAGTTTGTACATTTTTCCTTTGGACGTTGGATAGCCGTTTTCGGTTAAAACCTGCAAGGCAGTTTCAAGATTTACGGTGTCAAATTCAGGCTTTTGTTCTTCTCGCTGAGTGGTCAGTCCAACGACGGCTTCTTTCACGATAAGGCGAAGTTCGTCGGGAGTAGTTACGATAATTTTATTCATCATTAGTTGGTTTTAATTTGTGAAACATTCAATTTGATGTCACAAAGTAAAATCATAAATAACTGAATATCAAATCGTATAAATGGTTTACACAAATCCACTTAAAGGAATTACAGGGAATTATAAGGAAGTTTGAGGAATAAATGTAAACTAATAAAGACCAAAATCACTTTACGCTTTAACACTTTTGGACGCCAATCACAGCCAATCGACGCCAAACGTAAAGCAGTAAAGTTTTTTCGTTAATAATTCAAAAAACATGGTGGGATATAAGCCAAAACTAATCGATAAAATACTGTATAAAAGGGTATAACGAGCTTAATTTTGTCTTAATTTTTCCAAGCTGTTCAAAACCGATGTTGCCGTGAAAGTTTTGATTTCAATATCATGACAAAAGCCAATGGTAGCTCTGTCTATGATTTCCGCCTCAATCCACCGGTCTAATGTAGGGCGGGAAATACCTAAAAGTGCGCTCATTTCTTGTTTGGTTAGCTCTGTAAATTTGTCGGTACCCTGTTTTTCAATGTGTTTCTTCAAATTTTTGATGGCAGTCTCTATATTTTCGGACTTGGCAGTATATTTGGGCTTGCATTGTTTTATACTGACAATGGCATTCCCGATGTCAAAATCTTCAAATTCGGGCATAGATTGCAGTTCTGCCAAAATGGTGTCAAAACATTTCAAGTCTGAAAGAGGAAAAGTCTTTTTGCGGGGACGGGGCATAACAATCTTTGTTTTACGGTTTTATACTCCAGTTTATGGCTGTCATTCTTTCGCGGATTTTATCCAACGTGTGCAGGACGGCATCGCTGCTTGGAAAATTGCCATAAACCAAATCTCTAAAACTACCGTTATAGGTCGTTTCCAATTGTGACCATACGTTGGCTAAATCTTTAAACATCAGTGATTGGTTTGGATGATGAACCAACCACTGGTTATTATTTCTAAAACTTTTCACATCATCGTTGGCAACTTTAAGCAACATAGTTTCAAAGTTGGATGAGTGAAGAAAATCGGCAAATTCTTTCTGTTGCAACAGTTGATGCAGGTCGTAAGTGTGGCGAATTTTATTTCTCAAATCATCCATTGGTCTATCGCCATACGAAAAACGTACTAAACTCATTATCTTTTCGCAGATTGTCCTTATCGGTTCAAGAACTTGAACAGTAAATGCCTGCATATCGTACTTTTCAATAAGCTCCGGCTGTTCTGCATCGAGCATCATTTCACCTACAAAAGAATTAATGTTTTGCTTTGTAAATGGTTCGTAATAGCCAAGCCAAGTGGCTTCTAACACTATTGCATCTCGCACTTGTCCATAAGTACCCACAAATTCTTTGCTGTAGCTGTGAGCGGTTTTTCGGCTCATACCCACTTTGTGCGTCAATCCTTGTATTTCGATTTCCGGAAGCGTATCGTTTATCGCCTTTTCAACGTCTTTTAGCTTGCGTTTCAGCTTATTGTCTGTTTCTCCTTCACGCCTAATCACTACCAAATCAATGTCTTCCGAAAATCGGTTAATCATTTTGAAACACTTAGCCAGCGAAGTTCCGCCCTTGAAAATAATGTCAGCTCCAACTTCTTTGCTAAAAATTGATTTCAATGCAAATGTAACCCAATAATCTTTTTCAACATAGATTGTGGGGATATTCATTTGCTGTGCTGTGATACTGACAGCATCTCGAAACAGTTTTTTATCCGTGTGAAGTTTCATACAATATTCCATTTTTCAACTGTTGGTAAATCTTCTTCATTTAAGCCTAAATCTATTTTTGTCAACGGGTTTATGCTATTTAATAATGGCGTGGTAATGTTTTCGGGTTTGCCCAAATTATCGAGAATTGCTCCCAGCAGTGCACGTACTCTTGGCGGATACATAAGAGCGTATTTAATCATTCGAGCTATCTCTTTTTCATCCATTTCAGCGATTTTTGCCGAAAGAATTCTTACCGAATTTTGAACGGTTGTATCCGGTATTTTCCGAATGTCTTTGAGTGCATCTAAAAAGCCCAAAACAGTATAATTGCTTTGCGTTACTTCCGCGTAACTCTTTACGGCATCGGCTTTCAACGCTTCTCGGTTTATGCTTATCCGCTTGCTTCGGGATGCAATTTTTACGCGAACAGCCAATTGTGTGGTCAATCCCAATTGATTATACAAATAAGTTCCTGTAACGTAGGCAATCCGCTTTCCGTTTTCAAACAAAAACGGGCGCAGTTGCTCGTTATAATCGGGTTTCAGCTCGCCAAAAGCAGTTTTTATTGGCTTATAAAATACCCCGTTGGACATTTTTTTGATTAGACCTTTGTTTTGCAGACGCTCCATTATCTTAGTAACTGACTGATAATCTTCTCTATAAATATCCAAATCGGAATAACCGAATATCTTACCTTCGGGAAACAACCCTATTTGTTTTTGTATTTGCGTGGATAAATTCATGACACAAAGATAATGATTATTTTTAGACTGTCAAGTATTTTGCTCGGTTTACTTGACAATTATTTATTTTGTAAAAATCGACTTCGAATTTAAATAGAAACTTTGTCCAGTTTTTAATGCAATAAACTGGACATTTCATCACACGCCACCCTCCATTTTTCCTGAATTGGATGGAAGTAGCAAGCTATTGAAACTCACCCGTTCCTCTTTGGTGTAACTATCAAAATAGTTTTGCGTTACTGTACGTTTTGAGTGTCCCAATTGTTCCGCAATAAAACTTTCCGGTACTCTGAGTTTAGCCAAAATGGTAGCGTAAGAGTGGCGTGCCGTGTAGGTGCTAATGCCGTCCATCAAACCAATCTTTTTTGCAATAAGTTTGATTTTTTTATTCGTTAGACGTATCAGATTTTGAGTTTTGAGAAATCGTTCTTGTTCCGTGTAAGTATCATTAAGAAAGGGAAATATGTAATTTTCCTTGTTGGTATTTTCATTTCCGTGTTTATCAATAATCCTCTGCATCGGCTCTAAAATTGGCACTACAATATCCTTTTGGTCTTGAGTGGTGCTTTTCGTTTTTTGCCGGATAAAATAGATTTCGCCGTTCATAATATTTTTGTACTTAAACTTGCAAATATCATTAAAATTCGCTCCACTGCAATAGAACGAGAACAGCCACATATCACGACATTGTTCGGCTACAACATCTTCACATTCATAAGCTTCAAGCAAATGAATATCGGACAGTTGCAAAGCCATTTCCCTACCGGAACCTGTAGGGACAATGTACTTTCCTTTGCCGAAAGGATAATTGGCATCCGTTAGATAAGGCTCTCCGTTATTGTTGATTATTGCTCTCAAACACCTAACATACATCCCAATGGTACTTTTTCGGATTTCATTCTTTTCCATATCTTGCTGATATTCTTTCAGAAACTTAGGCGTAATTTTTGAAAATGAGATTTTTTCTCCTGCAAACTTCTCCAAACTATTCAGCGAACATTGATAAATGATGGAGTTTGAGATTTTATCGTTTTCTTGCAACGCTTTGATTTTTGCATTGAAAGCATCATTGACGGTAAGAATGTCGGATTTGCCTAAATTATGATTGAATTGCTCAATAGAGAAATTATTATTACGCAAAAGTTCATTAATATTTTTGACCAACACGTTGTTGAAGTAAGGGATTAGCTCTTTACGCAGATCTGCCAACTTTTTGAGTTTTGAGGTAGGTAACACTTCCCATTCTTCGTCCGTTAGAAAAACACGGATTGGATAATCTGTTCTTTTGCGTTTATAATAAACTCGCCATTTCAAAGGATAAGCATTTTCTTTATTTGCCCGACGCTTGTCAATAAACAAGGAGACACTACCGTTTGTAAACTCGTATTTCAGCATATTATTGTATTTAAAATTTGCCCACAATTTGCCCACAAAGATAACAAACTTATTAAAATGAATACAAATAAAAACAGCAGTAATTTACTTTAACTGCTATTTATCAAGACTTTATAAATATTTAAAAAACAATAAAAACAAAAGAAACAGATAACTTTCTGCCTTACAAGCAGAGGGTCGGCGGTTCGAATCCGTCAACGCCCACACCTAATGATCAAGCACTTATCGATAATTTTCGGTGAGTGCTTT